GTGCAGGAGCCGTAGGGGCTACGCCCGGCGCGCCCGGCACACCAGGGGCGTTGCGTTCGAGCGGCGCAGGCGTCTGCGTCACTGAGCTTTGGAACGTCTGGGCCGGCGTCTGGGGGAGGGGGCGGTCCTGCCGCTGCAGCGACGGCTCGGTCACGCCCTGGGGCGCGAGCCGGTTCAACTCGGCTTCCGCCGCGCCGATGTTGGTCTTGAAGCGGGGATCGTTCGCGAGGCGGGCCCGCAGGGCATTGCGCGCGAACTCGTTGGCCGCCGCAAGATGCTCGCGGCTCGGGGGCTTGCCCACCGTCCGTGCGATCAACTCCGTGTACTCCTGGAGCGTGACACTGCCGCGCTCCAGGAGGGGCTGGAACTTGTCCCAGCTTCCCTGGAACGCCGCGAGGAACGCGTTGTCCGCGTCAGCGGGCGTCTGGAACATCTGGCCCGCGAGGTGCTTGGGCACGTAGCCCGCCTTCTGCGCCGCCTCGAAGAGCAGCATGGGCTGCTCGGACGTGTTGGGCATCCGGCCCCGCTCGTTGCGGAACGTCTGGAGCGCCGCGAGCATCTCGCGGTCGAACGCCGACTGCCCCACCTCATCGAGGTAGCCCGCCGGTACGTCGAACCCGGCCTCGCGGATGTAGCGGGGATGCAGGCTCGTGTTGGGCACCTTCCTGATGAGATCCGCGATGAACTGGGAGCGGTCATAGTCCTTGAGGGCTTCGTCCGTTGCCGACGTGCGATTGATCGTGACCTTGCCCTCGTCCGTGACACTGACGCTGGCCCCGCCTCGGGGCGGTCGTCGCCCGCCGACCAGCGGGCGCAGGATCGGCTTAGCAGGAGCCGGCGGCGTGTACACCGTCTCCTCTGTCGGAGACAGCGTATCCACCGTGGGGCCCGGCGGCGTCTGCTGCGCGAGCCGGGGATCGGTGCCGGGGCCAATAGGCGCGAGATGCGGTGGGAGCGCCTGGGGCGAGGCGGCTCCCGCCTGCGGCAGCGCCTGGGGCGCGATCATGCCGGGCGGCAGCGCCTGCTGCTGCTGCGACGTGATGGGCACCACGTCGTCCCGGCTGTTGAGGCTCTCGATGAGGCTCTGCGCGTAGCGGCGCTTTTCGTCCTTGGCGGCACGGATGGCCTGCGCCGTGATGGCGAACGCGGGCGAGACGTTCTTCCATTCCTTGCCGAACGCGGCCGTCCCCAACTCGTCGGGGACGGTGAGGCCGTCCATCATCTGCTTGACGGCGGCCTCTTGCGTGACCTTCATCACGGCCATGCGGCCGTGGGCCTCTTCCTCGGCGTCGCGGCGCATCTTCGCGCCGCCGAACGCGACCGCGCCGCCGCCAATCAGCGTCGCGAGGAACAGCGGGAGGGACATCGCCATGGCTAGCCCCTACCGCCGCCGCCGAACATGCGCTGCGCGGCCCCGATCTGCTGCGCCGAGTACGGCCCGTACTGCGGGTTACCGGCCATGATCTGGTTGGCGAGAAAGCTGCGGCCCTGCTCGTCGTTCATGCCCATGCTGCGCAGGATGCGACTCTGGAACGGCATGACGAGGAACGGGCCCAGCTTGGCATCGGGCGTCCCATATTGTGCCGCCGATAGCCCCGGCACCGACGGGATGCTGCTGGGCGAGAACGGGGGCTGCTTGCGCAAGCCCTCCTGCGCGCCTTCCAGGATCTTCTTCCAGTCGATCCCCTTCTTGTCGGCCCCTGGCACCGGTCGAGAGCCGGGGTCGGTCCACTCGATGGGCGCGCCGGGCTGCTGCCGCTCGCCCATGGGGTCATTCATCGGATTCGCGGGCTCGTAGCCGGGCGTCCCCTGCGTCTGCGGGTAGGGCGTGGTGCCGGGCGTCCCGTAGGCGCTCGGCGGATAGCCCTCCGCCGCCGTCATCGCGCCCCACTGCCCGAACGGCTGCTGACCGGGCGGGCCGAGCCCGATGCCCGGGGGCGACGCCTCGAACGTGTAGGGGTTCATGGCCACCTGCGCGTTCGCCATGTCGCTGCCGTCCATCCCGCCGCCGCCGTCCACGCCGTACGGGTTCTGGGCGGACGCCGCGACCACCGCTGCGCCGGGGTCCGACAACATTGACTGCTTACCTTTCGCGCCCATGTCGTAACCCCTAGGTAAGTGCCGCGCCGGCCCCGCCTCCGGCGGCGCTCATGAACGACGAGATCAACTGGGTTTGCTGGTTGCCCTTGGCGATGTCGCGCTGCGCCTCGATGCCCTTGCGCTGGTTGGCCATGCCGCCCGCGCTGCTCACGCCCTGCAGGCCCTGGCCCCCGAAGCCGAGCGCCATCGTCGGCGCGGCCACGATGAACTGCTCCGCCACCCGCTGCGGGATGGCCTGCGTCTCTAGCTCGCCCTGCAGCAGCGTGCTCGCGCGCAACTGGTTCCCGAACGAGGAGCGGCCCATCCCTTGCTGCGCGAGGGACGTATCGAGTTGGCTGAGCGCGGAGCTTGTGGCGGCGCGGGACGCCTCCACGCCCTTCTGGGCGAAGGGGATGCGCGCCCCGATGCCGCCAGTGGTCAGGGCCTCCATCGATTGGTTCAGCACCTCGCGCCGGATGGGCGTGGCCTCATGGATCATCTGCGAGGCCACGTCCAGGAGACCGCTCTCAGCGCTGGACTTGGGGACCTTCCCGCCCTTCCCTGTGCTACCCACGGTGTAGCTCCTTGGCGCGCGCCACCTGATCTTCGAGGAGCAAGGCCGCGCGAGAGATCCACTGCGGCTCTTTGTGGCCGGCGGGCGAGAACCGCGCGAGCCGCCGGGCGTTCGCCCGTGCGAACCCCTCGCGCGTGAGCATGACGAGCCAGGCGCGCTCGCCGTCCCAGATGCCAGGGATCTCCCCGAGGATGTCGTAGCCGAGCTTGCGATGGGGTTCCAGGAGGGCCTCCTGTTTGGTCACGCCGAGGATAGCAGGAAACCAGCGGAGGGCCTGCTCGTAGATCGTGATGACGGCGCGCAGGCCGCGCAGCGTGGGGCGGTAGGGCTTAGCGACCCAGAGGCCGCAGTACGCCACGCCCATCACCTGCTCGAACCACATGGCCAGCCAGATGCCGTCCTCCGCGTTGGCCTCGAACAACATGCCCTTGTTCGCCCCCTGGATCAGCCGGAACATCTCGCTCAGGGTCTGGGAGTCCTTGAGGAAGATGCGGTCCAGGTCCCCGTCCCGCTGCATCCGATACCACATGCCGGCGACGGCGGTGTCCATGTCGGCGCTCGTCTCGTAACGGTACATGGCTAGCGGGTCGGTGGCTGGCCTTCGCGCCACTCACGGTGCTGCCGCATGTACTCCCACGGGTCGCGCGGCACGGTCTTGCCCTCCGGCGTGAGTGCCCAGGGCACCTGGTCAGGAGCCCCAGGCTTCCGCAGGCCCCAGCCGAACCGCCCTTCTGTGTTTGGGCCAAGCCACTCCGTCACCTTGCCGAGGGCCTCGGCTGCGGCCTTGTCCTCCGTGGCGCGGCCGACGACGCGCGCGTTCTCGCCTGTCGTTGTGAGCACCTTGAACGAACTGCCCACGGGGGCCTCGGCGCGGAACTTCGTCAGAATCTCCTCGTTGAGATACCGGATGGCCGCCTCACGTGACTGTGGGGACATGGTCCCGAGGATGCCATCGAGTTTCTCTTTTCCGCCAAGCAGCCCGTTCGGGAGCTTCGTGAAGTCAAGACCCTGCGAGTGCTTGAGCGGGTAGCGCCCCGCTGGGCCAGCGGCGGCTGACAGCGGCCCGCCCTCCTGGCTCCGTCGCCACTGGTCCTGGTCCACGAGGGGCTTCTCGCGGCCGAATGCATCGAACCGCATGGCCTTGGGCGGCGCGCCGCCGAGCCACTGGAGCGTCTGCTGCGCCGCGTTGGCGCGGCCGGCCGGCGTCGCCAGGCCCGTGCGCTGTGCCTGCTGCACAATGCCCTGGATCATGGCCTGGACGGCGGGGTCGCTGACGGCCTGGCCCAGCGTGCTCACCGCTACTCCATCCTCGGGCGCGTGGCCGCCGGCCCCTGCATCCCGTTGCCGCTGGGCGGCCCCTCGGCCACGGGCGCGGGCTGGGCCTGCGAGGCGGTGTAGGCGTTATCGTCCTCGATGAGTGAGGAGGCCAGGCCGATGATGGGCAGCGTCGCCAGCAGCGCGGGGTTGCCCTTCATGATCCAGGAGGTGCCGCGCTTCTCCATCGCGATGACGCTCCGGTCCACGCCGGCTCGGATGTGCGTGGCGAGCGACGGGACCACGTCCTCGGGGAGGAGCTTATGCGTCTTGACCATCTCGATCATCCGGTCATCGTGGAGCAGTTTGTAGCCCGTCCAGAGGGCGGCCTGCGCACGTACGGGCGTCGTGCCCCACAGGTCCGCTAACTGCGTGAGGCGGTCAGACACCACTTGGTATTCCCAGTCCGCCACCTGCGACGCCGTGGACTTCCGGCCCGGAATGAGCACCTCCACCATCCAGCGGTCAATGGTGGGGGACCGCTGCGATCCGAAGATGTCGAGGAGGTAGTTGGAGACCTTGGGGCCGTGGATGGGCTCACCCGCCACGATCTTCCCCAGGTTCTTGGCATGAGACTCGAAGCCGGGGAATTGCTGATCGGTGCGCTTCCCGCCTGCCACCCAGAAGAAGTAGGCCTGGAGGGCGCGGTCCACGTTCTCGCCGGGCTCGGTGAGCGGCGACGTGGCCGCGATGTTGCGGCCCAAGTGCGCCACCGCCTCGCCCGTTGGCGGGAGCGTGAGTCCCTGGTGGACGCGCGCCGCACGGCGCAGGCGCTCGACGCCCTCGCGGAGGGCGTCCTCCGCGCCCTCGTACCAGTACTGGCCGAAGATGCCCGTGCGGAGGTAGCGGCGGATGTCCTCCTCGTGCGCGAGGCCGGCGCGCATCGTGCCGGCCTCCTTGACCGTCTCCTTTTGCGCGATGATCCAGTCGTAGACCGCGTTGAGGCGCTGCCGCTCGCCCAGCGCCCCCGGCGTGGCCCGCATCGCACGGCGCGTCCCCTCGGCCAGCGCCTCCTCGGGGTCCACGACGAGGCGGCGAGGCTCGACGGGAACCATCGCCTGGTTACGGGCGGCTAACCGCTTGGCGTCACTGCGCACGATGCGCGACGGCTCGGGCCGCTCGAAGAGCGGGACGCCGTACGCATCCGTCAACTCACGCTGGAGCTTCTTGCCCCGTGGCATCTCCTCGGTCATCTCGCCCCACCAGCCCGACGGAGCCGGTTCCTCCACCTTCGTGGGACGGGGAGCAGCGGCTTCGCCGGCCGCCCGCCCATGATGCGACGGCGGGTCCCAGTTCTTGGGTGGGCCAGGCTTGGGGAAGCCGCCCTTCCCTCGGCCGCCCATCATGGCGGCAAGGAGCGGGAGGTTGCGAATGCCGCGTCCGGAGCCTGGCACCGCCCAATCCACCAGGCCCATCTCGTGGTTCTTGCCCAGGATGAGTTCGCCGGGCGGCGTGTCTGCGAAGAGGCCCAACGCGCGAAGCGGCCCCGCCACGCCGATGTCGAGCGCGCCCTGCGCCATCTTCTTGGGCGTCTCGACCAGGCTCTTGACGATGTACTGGAGTGTCTGGAGGGCCGCGTCGTCCCCAACGTAGTCCGCGCCGCGTGCCGAGCCGCCTGATGCGGACTTCTTCTGGAGTTGCGGCATAGCGGTTAGCGTCCGCCTCCCTGGGCCTGATGCTCCTGGATACCGATGCTCACGTCCAGCGCAATCTCGTAGAGGTCCACCCGCTGCCGAATCGCGCCCCACAGGCGCACGCCCGCCAGGCGCGCGGACACGCTCCCGGTCGGCACCTCCACAATCTGGCGGACGGGCGTCTGCACGAGGGCCGGGATGACGCGCACGTCTCCGCCATCGAGCACCAGGGCGGTCTCCAGCCGCTCCCCGCGCGTGTTGATGTCCACGTAGACCCGCTGGATGACGCCGATCTGGCCCGCGTCGAGCGCCACGCCGGGCGTCTCCACCTCGTAGTAGATGGAGGCCGCGCCGTCCGTCGTCTCGCCGGGCCGCTCCAGCAGGAGCACCTGGCCGAGGGCCGAGCCCAGCAACTCGCCCGTGTCCTCCTCGTACCAGTAGCACTTGGTGGCGACGCCGGACTGCGTCGCGACCACGCGCCATGAGCCGTCCTCCAGGTTCACCGCGAGGCTGACGATCTCGTTGGAGAAGACGTACTCGCTCATGGGCGGTAGGTCCCCGTCACGCGCAGGCTCTGGCGGAACCGGCCCTGCTGCTGGAGCGCGGCCAGCGGCTCCTCGGGCGGCCCGGGCTCGGGCTCGGGCTCCGGGGGCTCAGGTAGCACGAACCCGACGCATGGCCCCGCCAGCGCCAGGCCCTCGACCTCCGACCACACACCGCGCCAGATACGAAACCTATAGCCTTCACCTGGGGTCGCCGTCGCCGCTTTCGACAGGCTCGTGGACAGGATCGACCCGTCGTCGGCCACGGCCATGAAGTGTTGGGTGCCTCCTGGCGCGCGTGGCTCATCAGTCGGTGCCGTGTGCGTGGCGCGGGCCCACGTGACGCCGCTGTCCGCCGTCCACCACCACACGTTGTCGAACTCGGCCCCACCGATCATGACGACCGCCACGCCCGCGCCAGGCGACACGATGTAGCCGGTGCCACCCAAGAAGCTGGGCAGAGATGCGCTGATGCTTGCCCACGTGACGCCGCTATCCGTCGAGCGAAAGAGTCCGTTGGCGTTCCCGATGAGCACGACCCCACCGCCGAGCGACGCCGATCCCATGTACCGAGAGCCCGTCCCAGCCGGTGGCACGCTCCCCGTCCAGGTCGCGCCCCGATCCGTAGACCGATAGATGGGGACCGCCGAAGCGTTGCGCATCCTCCCACTGGCAACGAGCGTGTCGCCGCCGAGCCACGTCATGGTCGAAATCTCGGCCAGCCCCGTCGTCCCGGCCGGCGCAACCTGAAACGGCGCGCCCCAGGTAGCTCCGCCGTCCAAGGAGCGCATCATGTGGTAGTACACGCCGCCACCGATGCGGTGCCCCCCGTACGCCAGCACCTCGTTCGCGTCGAGGACCACGAAGTCGCGCGTCGTCCAGTCGTCAAGACAGTCGTCCGCGTAGTGCGGGGCATTGGCCCCGACCCACGTCTCGCCCGCGTCGTCCGAGACCGGGAAGATATCGTTCAGCATCTCGGGGATGCACTCGTACGGCCCCTCGGACCCCACGAGCACCCGCCCGAAGCGCGGCGACTTCATCTGGTAGAACCACGGGTTGGCCGGCGACGTGTACGACCAGGGCTCGGCCCACGTGAGGCCGTTATCCGTCGAGCGGAAGATGCGCATACGGTACGTCGTGCCGAAGTCGGTGAAGTCCTCGACGTACGCGGTCATGCCGCCCCCGCCTGTGCAAGTGATGCCCCCCAGGCCGCAGTCCTCGAAGGGCGTGGACATGACCAGCGAGAAGTGGAGGGTCGGCGGCATCAGTCGCCCTCAATCACAGCGTCCTGTGCGCGCTGCTGCCGCTCCTCCGGGGTCGCCGCGTCGTACGCCGTCGCGTCCGCGAACCCCAGGTACGCGGCCACGTCGTCGGTCGTGGCGCGGAGGATCGCCGCGCTCGTCGCGTCCACCGGCTCCAGCCCGTCCGGTCCCCGCCGGAACTCAGCCCGCCGACGGCGGGCCACACGTGCCACGAGTCAGAGGTTCCCGAGCGTGCCCAGGTCACGCCCGAAGTAGTGCGTCTTCTTGATGAGGCGTTGCTCGATGCGTGTGAGCGTCATGGCACATAGGTCCCGACGATGCGCAAGCTGAGCCGTTCGCGCGCACTCTGAACCGTTGGCGCGAGCGGCTCAGGCGCAGGCGGCGCAGGCGGCGCAGGCGGCGCTAGCGGTGGGTCAAAGGTCCCGCGCCACACCTCGGCGGCTGCCCCGGGCGCACTCCCCTTGACGACGAGCATGAGGACCGACACGCCGTCGGGCAGACGCACGATACTACGGGGAGAATAGGTCACGGGATCGCGGGGCGGCGTGTACGTCGCCCCGCTGTTGCCCCACGTCTGCCCGCGATCCTGCGACCAAGTCGCCCAGCCCGATCCCGCCGCGACGAACACGTCGTCGGTGACCTGGCAGAACTGCGAGATGCTGCCACCGAACATCTGGGTCCAGGTCACGCCCTCGTCGTCGCTGTACCACCCCCGGTTCCCGCCCATTAGGAGGCGGCTGATCGACGGGAAGTACTGGACGGACGCATAGGTGCGCGTGGGATCGGGGGTGACCATCGTCCACGTCGCGCCCCCGTCCGTGGATCGCATCACCCGCTGGACCGCCGTCCCCCCGCCGACCGGGACCTGCGTGCCCGCCGCGACGACGTGATCCGTGCCGGGGATCTGGACGCCGGAGACCATCGTGTTCATCGTCGGGTCCGATCCGAACGCGCCCGTCTGGGCGAACACGTAGCCCCGCTCAGTGTAGATCGGGTCGAACGCCGGTTGGACCCCGATCTGCCCCGCGTAGAGCAGCGGCGTCGCGGCGGCCACGACGCTGTACAGGTTGTAGCTGAACGCGGGGTCGTGGACCCCGAGCGGGGTGAGGGTCACGCCGTCGGTCGCCAGGGCGAAGAAGGTCCCGAGGAGCGACGGTGTGGTGTTGCAGATCGTGGTCCAGTTCGCCGAGTTGTTCGCCCACGTTCCCGTCGGCAGCCACACCGTGTCACCGTGCTGACGGATCGGGTCGGAGGTGTTGTAGTACGTGAGCTTGGTCTTGACACCGTCCGAATCCATGCCGGTCCACGTCGTTCCGCCGTCGATTGAGCGCACGAGTCGTAGCCCACGTCCGATCCCGGCGACCCACCACGTATCGGAGATGAACGCGGTGATGGACCCATCACTGAACACGGCCAGGCCGTACGCCGTCCCTTCCTGCTGCGTCGTCGGGGACTGGACGGTCCAGACGAGCCGGTTGATGGGGTCGAGCACAGCGCGCCGCGTCCAGTCCATGTGGTCGATGGCCACGTTCGTTAGCGGTCCTCACGCATCCAGCACGAAGCGGATGTTCTCGACGGACTCGTCGCGGAACAGCAGCGAGATGGGCGCGTTCGCGATGAGCTTGGACGTGTTCCCATCGAAGATCCGAGGCCCATCGTTCGCCAGGTACGCCACGCCGTACGGTGTGAGCGCGATGGCCAGCGGCCACAGCGTGCCGGGCACGCCGTACACCCGCCGACTGCTGAACGGGCCCGCGCCGATGATCTGGTACACGCCCTTCGTCGTCCACACGTACGCCGAGCCGTTGAAGACGACGCCCTTGAGGGCGGGCTCGTCGTCCGACGAGATGGTGATGTAGCCGCCCGCCACCTCCGTCCGCCCCGGCGGCGAGAAGAACACCTTGCCCCGCTCCCCGGCGTTGGGCGACCGGGTCCAGAAGAGGCAGCCCGCGTAGGGGCCGAACACGTCGTCCCACGCATCGTCGGGCCGCAGGTTATCGAACGGCAACTCGATGTCCGTCATGAGCGCGACATCGGGCCGCGAGTCCAGCGTCGCCGCGTCGGACACCTCGTCCACCCACAGGGCCGTCCCGTTCGTGACCTCTCCGACCTTGAAGTGGAGCGTGCCGTTGCCCACGGTGCGAAAGATTTCGACGTGCGTCACCTGGGGGTCCGTGCTCTCGGGCAGGTTCGTCAGCGTGACGCCCCCGCGCGCCACTGTGGGCACCACGACGGGCGTCGGATTCGGATTCGAGCGAGTGCCCGTCACCGCGTTGAGGTAGGTGACGTGGTACGTGTAGGTCCCCTGGAGGCCCACGCCGCCCTGCGCGTGCATCGCATCGAGGTAGGCGATGGCCTCGCCCAGCGCGTTCGTGCGCATCTGGATCTTGACCGCCTGGACCGTGGCCCACGTCCCTGCGCCGCCGCCCACCCGCGCAAACGTCGATTTGGGCAGCCGCACAAACGTCCACGTATCGAGCGTCGCGGGCAGGAACGACTGCGTCGCCCCGCCCTGAAACTCCGCGAGCACGGCGGGGTCATGCACCTGCTGGCTGATGCCGCCATCGGGCGAGATGGTGAACAGTCGCCACTCGCCCGTGTTCGCGTCCGGCAGGACCGCGACCGTCTGCCCCGCCTGCGGACTGTAGCGGTACGCGGCGATGCCGCCAGTCTGTGTCGAGAGTTGCCCCGGCGCGACCCGTTGCTCCGAGGGCACCACGTCCCGCACGTAGTAATCGGCGGCGAACACGGTGCCGGCCACATCGAATGAGAGCGTGAGCGCCTCCACCCGCTCCGGGTGGTCCACGCGGACCCACAAGCTGATGAAGTCTTCCTCGGGGGAGTCCACGCCGCTGCCGAACGTGGCGAGGTCCACCGTGATGGCCTTGGTGGCCGTCCCCGTCGTGGAGGCCGCGACCGTCATCTTCATGGCGTTGGTGCCCTGCTGCTTGATGACGGCCTCGTCCGCGAGGACACACGAGACGGCGGTCCAGGCGGCGGCCGTCTCCATCTCATCGATGACGATGTCGCCGGCCGTGTTCGCGCCGGCCAGGAAGCCGTTGGGCGGCGGCTCGATGCCCCACAGGCTCGCGACGTTGTCGGGGCCCACCTTGAAGAGGAGGCCGCCCCCCGCGACGAACAGGTAGTCCTCCACGTCCACCGTGGGCTGGGCCCGCACGCACGTGAGCTTGCTGCCGTCCAGCCCACCTTGGAGCACCGTGAGGCCATCGACCCAGAACCCCGTGTCCACGCCCATGTAGCGGTGATGGTTGTAGCGCGCCACGGAGTGGGCGTCCAGGTTCGCCAGGACCGTGCAGCCGTACCGGCTCCGCAACTCCGTCATCTTGGTGTAGTGGATGCCCACGGCGCGGCGCAGCGTGCCGTCGGGCTGCGCGTCGCGTGCGCCCGTGCCCCACCAGCCCTTGGTGAAGTCACGCCACCGGATGCGCACCACGGGCATAGGGGTTAGCGCTGCCCTCGGGGTTGCGGGGGCTCGCGTGGCAGGCCGGCCGCCACCTGCGCCAGCGTGTCCCAGAGCGCGTCCAGCCGGGCGTTCAGGTCCACGATCACCCGGTTGAGTTCCTCCACGGACAGCGTGTCCGCCGGCCGCGTGCTCGACGTGTCCCGGATGATGTCCATGCCGCTAGGCCACCATCGTGGCGCACAGCAGGCCCAGCGCCTTACACCCCTCCGCGAAGCCCGGGTCCATGTGCGGCGACGGCCGGCTGTACTCCCGCTGCAGGAGCGCGAGCGCGAGCGGCAGATCCATCCATACGGGCATGTCGTCCATCCGCGCGGTCGCGAGGATGGCCAGCGAGCCGACGGGGTAGTCCAGGCCGAAGGGCGCGCCATGCACCGGAATGACCGGCGTGCCCGTGTCCGTGGGGATGGGATAGACCTGGACCTGGGTATAGCTGATGTCCTCGTAGAGGTAGGCCGTCGGCCGGCCGACGTGCGTCCGCCACTCAGGGGACAGGGCGTCCATCTCCCGGTGCGTCGCCAGTGAGAGCATCGTGTCGTCGTAGAACACGGTCACCAGGTCCGCCACGCGCGCGGGCCGATCATAGATGGCGACGCCGGGCGTGCCCGTCACGATCTCCAGCACCATCCACATGGTGCTCTGCGCGAGGTCCGTGACCGCGTCGTCGTAGTAGCGCTCCAGGCTGGTGGGGTCCGCCTGGTCGTTGGCCAGGGCCTGCGCGAGCGCGATGACGCTGGCCCGGCTCACGCGGCCGTCCGCTTGGCGATGGCGTCCGCGAGCGTGCCCACGGACAGGAACGTGCGCTGGCGCACGAGCAGGACCGCGCTCGTCAGGTCCACGAGGAGCGGGTGGTACTCATCGGGCAACTCGATCTCGCTCGCGTCGGACGCGAGATCGATGGTCAGCACGGCCACGCGCAGCGAGACCGACCCTGGCTCTGCCAGGGTCGGGTACAGGACCAGCATGTTGCGCCCGATCAGGGCGTAGCTCTCGTAGCGGCTGCGCGCGTCGCGCAGCCACGTGCGTCGCTCGTACGCGAACTCCTGCCACGGCACCTCCGTGAGGTCGCGGGGGCCCTGCTGCACGCCCAGCACGCGCAACGCCGTGGGCGCGAGCGTCGCAAGCGGGTAGACGCCCTGATACGCCACCGTGGGGAACGCGAGGTCCCGAATGACGAGGCCCAGCTTCCCGTTCACGAGGCGCTGCGCATGGGTCATGACCGCGCGCACGAGCGTGCGCGCGGTCCCGGTGGCGCGCTCGTCGCGGATGCGCTGGAGCACGCGGTCCACCAGCGTGCCGGCCTCGACGGCCATCGGGGCTAGACGCCCCCGCTCGCCCGTGCCCCCAACAGGGGGGCACGCGCTCGCGGACTCATGGCCGCCATCCGTACCAGATGTGGTCGCGCGCCGTCATCAGATCCTGCGGCACGCCGTAGTAGGCGTTCTGCATCTGGAGGATCAGGGTCACGTCGTCCAGGCCGCGATCCGTCCGGATCGCTTCGAGGATGCGCCGTTCCCACACGAGGTTCTGGGCGCGGTACTCGTTGCGCCAGTAGCCGGCCGCCTCGATGTTGCCCGCGTTGGCGGCCTTGGCGGCGTTGTAGCGCATGGCGTCGTGGAGCGCCCCCTCCACCAGCACCCCCGCGTCAATCGTGGAGGGCACCTCGGCGTCCATCGCGAGTTCCGGCGGGACGGCCCAGTACACGTAGGAGACCGTCTCGATCTGCGACGAGATGGGGTAGAACTCGATCTGGATGGTCCCATCCGCGAGGGACTCCACCTGGGTCCACGTCAGCGGCCAGGGTCCGACCAGCGGGCGGCTCGGCGCTTGGTAGTCCAGCGCGGCGAGCGGCTGGGGCCGCAGCGGGGTCCACGTCCGTTGCAGGACGAACCCGTCCTGCGTGAGCCACCGCGCCTCCGGCGCGAGGGGCACGTACCGCCGGACAAGCTGGTACGTGGCGGCGACGTTGTCGCCCTCGGTCTGCGGGCTCGCCAGCCGGAGCGTCGCCGGCCCCACCCGCGCCACGACACGGGACCAGTTGGTCCGGGTGCGGAGGTGCCACCCGACCAGATCCTGCGTGGCCCACGCGGCTGACGCGGTCGCATCGCCCACGACGGTGTCCGAGCCCTCCGCGATGGTGATGGTGCCGTCCGTCACGGGCGCGGGCAGCATGACCGCGCCGACGCGGCGGAGGTGGCGGAACCGGGCCCGCGAGCACAGTTGGGTGTAGCGCTGCGCGACCCACTGACAACAGAGCAAGTGACCGGCGGTGGTGTCGATGGCCGCCAACACCTGGCGGGCCACGTCCTGTACGGTGGCCATCGCGGCTACCCCTTCGCGCCGTGGAGCCGTGGACCGCCGTAGCCCTTCTCGCTCCGAGGGCTCGGCTTGGGCGCGCGGTAGCGCGGCGGGAGGTTACCGCCCGCTGCGTCCCAGTTCTCTTGCCGCGACTTCGCCGCAAAGTGGTTGGCGGACTCGGGACCCTCGTTCTGCAGAATCTCCATGTAATGATCGATCTGAGTATCGGTCAAGTGGAGTTGGCCCGGCGGCAGCGTCGCTGCCCCCGACATCAGTTCCCACTGCTGACCCCAGGCCGGTGGGAGGTTCTCCGTGATGGTGCGGTAGAACTCCGAGGTCTTGAACGCCTCACCGAGCGCCGCGAGGTCGGCGGGCGACAGGCCGGGCCCGGCGTAGTCGGCCTCGGTGCCCTCGGGCTGCGGTGCGTCTACGGCCCGGTTGGGCCGCGTTGCGCCCTCGCGCGGCCCGCGTGCGAAGTAGTGCGTCGTGCGCTCGCCCGGCACATCGCCGCCGAGCCACATGGGATCGTCGTCACCCGGCGTGCGCCGCTGCGGCATGGCTAGGTGCTACGGTAGCGGTTCGCCCGGCCGCTCGGCGCGGGCGCTTGCCCCTTCGCGTGGGTCGGGAGCCCACCCGTGCGGGTCGCGGTGTACTCGCGCAGCGACTCCCGGCTCATGCTCTTCGCGGCCTCGCCCACCTTCTTGGGGTTCTTCACGTCCGCCAACTTGGTGGTCCCCTCTTTCACGCCCCGGACGAGGCCCATGAAGCCGTGCTGCGCCTTGCTGACGGCGGGCATCAGGAGGCCGTCGTCACGGCGGCCCAGGCGGTCGAGCCCGTCGTGTTGACGTAGAGGCGGTTGGCCGTCCCGCTGCCCCCCAGGTTGATGAAGAGGCTGCCCTTGGGCGCGGCGAACGTGGGCGGCCCCGTGCCCGAGCAGATGTAGGGGGCGGTCGTGCGGTCCAGGGGCACGCTGGGCGGTGCGGTGCCGCCCACGGCCGCGTCCGGGATGAAGCCGACGCTCTCGTGGTAGGTCACGCCCTTGGGCATCAGCCGGTGCTCCCGTCGATCCCGCGCCACGCCCCGTACTGCGAGTCCGTGTGGCGCTGGTAGCTGGTGAACACCGCGTTCTTGTTGCGGGGATCATCGAACGAATCGAAGATCGGCTCGTCCCGCATCATCATGTTGAGGTCGTGGACGCCCTTGGCGGCCATGAGGAACCACATCGTGGATGTGGAGAAGTAGTGGCCGATCATCCACGACAGATCCTCTTCGATCAGGGCGTTGATCTCGTTGTCCGCCGTGTACGGCTTGCCGCTCGATCCCAGGATCTCACGGGCCACATACTTGTTCGAGGGGCCCACGAACGCGAGGATCGGGGACATGAGGCGCGGGAGGCCGCGCTCGTCCGTCATGCCCTCGAAGCGGGCGATGGCGGCCTGGATGCCGGTCACGCTGAAGCCGATGTCCGGTGACGGCCGGTTCGCGCGGGTGACGCCGTCCAACCCGGCGTGCGCCGCGCTGCACAGCGCTTCACCCGCTGTGAACCCGGAGAACGCCGTGTTGAACGCGTTGTTCAGGACCGCGTGCCCGCTCACTTCCATCCGGTTGCGGGACGCGCGGGCCAGGCCCGCGACGAGTTCCCGCATGACGCCGTACAGGTCGTCGCGCCACATCTCCCACGTGATCTCCACGCCCAGGCCGTAGGGCGCGGCGAGGTACGACTTGTTGCCGCCCAGGATGGGCTGGTCCAGGAGGAAGTCCGTCCCCTCGGGCTTCTGCGGCATGGTGCCCAGGCCGCTGATCTGCTGGTCGCGCATCGGGTTCCATTCCATCGTGGTGACGTTGCACCACAGGCGGAACTCGACGGGCCGCTCCTTGCCGGTCTCGACGTAGACCTTGCGGAGGTCAGGCGCGAGCAGGGGTGAGAAGGCACCTCGGACAATCGGGGGCATGGGCTCCTCCTGTTAGCGGCTAGATGATGCCGCTGGCAGCGTTCGCGCCGCCACGGACGGTGTTGGTGATGACGCCGAGGACGCGGGCATTGACGGTCCCGATGGGGTCCTTGAATCCCGTGATCAGGAGGCCACCCGTGTCGCTCACGGCCGCCGCGTCCGCATACCAGTAGGCCGTCCCCTTGAGGAGGGGATAGACCTTCCACTTGTGGGTCTGGGCCAGCGTGGCCGTGCCGGCCGTGCCGTCGGACAGCGTGACCTCGATGATGGTGTGGGGGCCGAGCCACACGAACGGCACGTCCGCCGCCGTCACGCCGGTCGCGTCGTGCAGGGCCATGCCGAGCGTGCGGCCCGTCACGGCCGCCGCGCTCAGCGGCGCGGTGGTCTCGGTCAGGAGGCCCGCATCGTCATCGATCAGGAATGCGCCCTTCTTGAAGGTCGAGGCGGCCTTCTCCTCGCCATGGAACGTGGGAATGCTGGACAGGCCAGGGCAGCGCACGACGGTCGGCGGCTGGGGCTGGGTGGTCAGAGGCATGAGAGGTCTCCCTTGTCGCTAGAGGTTAGCGAGAGCCCGGCCGACCTAGGCCGGGCACGGTGCCGTTGCGCAACATGCCGTCGATCATCTGGCCCGCCTGCTGGCGCACCAGGGCGCGACGACCCATCTGTTCCAGTTGGTCCGGCCCGAAGTCCGTCCGGATCACGACGGAGCGGCCCAGCCGGCGCTGCTGCTCGGCCATCTCCTGGAGTTCGGTGGTGGTGCCGGTGTGCATCGCCTGCCGGCGCGCCTCGCGCAGTTGCTTGACCCGCAGGAACGCATCCTTCTTGGCGCGCATCAGGATCACGTCGCCCAGCCGCCGGGTGGTGTCGGCCATCATCCCCCGGAGTTCGCGGGCCTCCGGCATGTCGCCCTGCACCACTTCCCACACGGGGACGATGGACTCACCCAGGCGCACCCGCTCCGAGAGCTTGGCCTTGATGAAGCGTCCGGCGTGGCCGGCGTTGACCCAGCAGTACTCGAACTCGGGCTGCGCCTCGGTGACCTCCAACTCGTTGAAGTGGGCGGCGATTTCGCGGTCGATGCGGAACGCCTTGGGGTCGATTGCGCCGCCGTCCACCTCTTGCTTGGCGGCCTGCTCCGCCAGATCATCGGCGGCTTCGCGCTGCGCGTCTCGCCGCGCATCGCCCGCCGGGAGATCAGCGGGTGACGGCCCCTGGTAGACAGGCGCAGGCCGGCCGGCCGCTACGCGGCCGGCCGGAGGCTTGGGGAACGCCGGATCGGGCTTGGCCATCGTTAGCGCACCGCCTGGTAGTCGCGGGTCTTGGTCATGTAGTCCTTCCAGTTGGCGTAGCCCATCCGCTGGGCCATCGCATCCGGGTCCTTCCCCGCGCCGGCCAGCGCGTCCATCGCGTCCCGGCCGCCCAGGTCCTCCACCGACGGGTGGTCACGGGCGGTGCCACCGCCACCGCCGCCGGCTCGCACAGACCGCCGCCCAGCGTCAGCGGGCTCGGCCGGAGCCGGATCGCCCCGGAGGGCGGCCTCCTTGGCTTCCTGGATCAACTCGGCCGCGTGCCGGCCCACGACGACCTCGTGGGCCGTCTGATAGACCTCGGCGGACATTCTCATGCCGGCCGGGAGATTCTGGATGAACCCGTCGATTTCCTTCTTGAAGCGCTGATAGTACGGAAGCTGGCCGACGGTCGTGTTGCGCGTGAGGTTGGCAATCGCTTCCAGCCCGTTGTCGCGGAGCGGATGAACGTGCTCAGCCAGGAGCGCCTGCTTCTGCTGCTCCTCATAGGCCGCGATGACCTCCTCGTTGCCCGTCTGCACGGCCTCGATCCACTGGCCCCGCGTGAGCGCCCGGCCCTGGGTCTGCGGCGGCATCACGTACTGCGGGCGGGAGGACGCGGCGGAGATGCCCTCGCGCAGCGCGCTCATCGTTTCGTTCAGCGCGGCGAGCGTCTGCTGCGTTTGGGCCTGCGACGCCCGAAACTCTTCGAGTGGCACATACTGCGGTGGGGGCGGGGTCTGCGGGGCAGCGCCCTCGTCGTCCCCGGGGCTATTCGCTGGGTTCCACTCCGGCTCGGTATCGGGCATTCGCTAACTCCTCGCGGTCCTGCATGGTGGCACAGCGCCTCAACTCGTCAAGCACTTTCTTCGCCCCCCGGGCCTGCGCAAGGGCCTCCAGGTCCAGCGCTTCACTGCTGAACACGCGGGCGACAAGCTCCATCTCACGGCGTCCCACCCACGCCAGGAAGTCGTCCTGGGCCGCCCGGTCCCCCCGCAGCCGTTCACTCCACTGGGACAGGGTTCGCGTCTCCGGCCCCGGCGGCGGGGCCCCCTCCATTAGCGGCAGCCATAGCTGGACCACCTGACATCCCCTGGGCTGCAGCGGGCGCGCCACCGGGCTGCATCGCCCCGCCGGCCGTCTGGAGTACCTGCCCCATGATGTTGTTCAGGCCGAGCATTCCCTCGGCCGACAGGCCCTGGATCTGATCCAACTCCTCCTCCACGTCCAGGATGAACGTGCTGGGGTCGCGGATCACGTCGAACGTCCGGATCGTCCGCTCGATGATCTTGCCGGCCGCCTCCGCGATCTTCTCCGCCACGTTGCGCACGGCGGGCGGCGTCTGCGGGTTCGCCGCGATGCTCACAAGCTCCAGGGTGCGCTGGTAGTACTGGCCCAGCAACTGGACCAGCATGATGGCGTTCTGGCGGTCAGCGTCGCGGTTCACGCTCGCGGAGCTAGCGGTTAGCTCCACGCTAATCGCCTCATCGAACTCCGGGTCGCGCAGGAGCGCGATGACGGCCGGCGCGTCGTCGTCCAGGATGCGGTAGAGGTGGGCCTCCACCTCACGGTCCCCCGCCAGGAGCCGTTCCTGGTAGCGGTAGAGGCACTGGCGCACGGAGCGGGCCGCGCCGTTACGCATCTGGTTGAACGCCGCCGTGAACCGCTTGGAGATCTGCTGGAGGAGGCTGAGCGCTGTGATGCCGGGCGTCCGACTCCCCATCACGGCGGACGGACGCGGCATGGAGAGATCATTGATCCCTAACCGGCGCTCAGCCAGGCTGATGGTCACCTGCTCCGCCTGGAGGCTTGACGGATACACGTCCGCCATCGCCTCGGACGCCAGGTCGGCCGGGTCGGCCATCGTGATGACCTTGCCGGGCCAGATCGTCAGCGTCTCGGGGACCGTGGTCTCCCGTCCTTTCCAGATCCGGGCGTTCGCCAGCAGCATGTTCAGGACACGCTGGTTGTGGACGATGGTCGTCTCTTCCTGGTAGGGGCGCGCCATCGCCATCACGCCGAGCCCGTAGAACAGGTGGGCCCGGATCTGGTAGCGCATGATCTCGATGGGCCGGTAGTCGTAGGGGTTATAGCTCACCCGGAGGAGCGTGCGGCTCGTGCGGTCCCAGATCACCTGCAGATCTTCGTCGTAGCCGTCCCCGTCGATGTCCCAGTAGATCCAGATCCGAAACACCTCGTAGAGTTCCGACACTCTCGTGCCGGAACTCGTGCGGCCAAGGACCTCCCGGCGGGTGCGCATCCAGCCGATGCTGCCGGTCGGCAACATGCCGTCCACGGACCACCACTTCTCGCCGCGCGCCCGGTCGTGGAGTTCGCCCTGCGTGTACCAGAAGCGGAGGGCCGCCCACCGCGTCTTCTGCACGTCGCCCATGGCTCCGCCCGGCACCAGGAGGTCTTCCACGGGCACGGTCTGGATCAGGGGGTGCCGGGACGTGGACTTGTGGGTCTTGGTCTTCTTGCGCTCCTCCACGAACGGAATGTAGAAGACCCCGGTGCCGAGTTGCACGTCATCGAGCACCGAGTGCTCGGCGGCCAACTCCAGGCCCCACTCGTTCTTGACGCCCCAGTCGATCAGGCGCTGCAAGCCCATCACGGCGTCCGTCGCGCGCCCCTGGACCGCCCGCGCGGTCACTGGCGGGCTCACCGTGAACATCAGATCAAGCGCCTGCGAGTAAATCGAGTCCGTCGCAATCGCGCCGAGCGTGATGACCGTGTTGGGGGCGTTCTGGACCGGAAAGTTGATGACCGGGTTCTTGGGGACGCCCTCGTAGGCGGCCAGATCCTCGCGCCAGGCGGTTTCCTGGGCCGCGCGCGCGCTCAGCGCGTCCTCGATCTCGCGGGTGAGCCACGCATTGAGCTTTTCGAGGTTTTCCTGGGTGAATTGGAGGGTCGCGGCCTCGCGTCCGGGGTGTTTTTCGACCAGACGCACGTCTAGACCTCGCTCACGCCCGCCGCGAGGCCCCGGATGGCCGTGTCAGCGGCCGCCGACACGCTCGCGTTGGTCTCCGCGCCCGTCGTCACGTCACAATCGAGCGCGATGAGCAGGCCATGCGGCCCAATCGTGAGCCCGGCGTCGCTCTGAGCGGCAAATCGCACGCTAATCGCGGCGTCGGGCCGCAGAATCAGCGCTTTGAGGCCCTCGATGGTCGGCGCGGGGACCGCTACGTAGGTGCCAGGGGCGTCCGCGAGGTGCCAGACGGGGTTCCAGGGCACCACCTGGTCCGTCTGCAGGCGCGTGGTGAGCGGAAAGCCGCTCACCGGCTGGCCATCCACCTCCACGAGCACCGTCACCGTGACCTGGGGCATGGGCTCAGGGTCCGATCCCGGCAATGAACCAGTTGAGCCCGTCGGTCACGACGTGGATCGCGTCCCACTGGGCGGCCAGGACGGTCGTCGCCGCGCCGTCGATGGTCTCGGCCCCGGTGGTGTGGACCGTGACGGCGTTCGCGGACGCATCCACCTTCTTGACGATGTAGACCGTGCCGGTGATCCCGACGGGCGGCGGCAACGTGATATCGACGGAACCGGCCGCCGCGTCCACCAGCACCACGTGGTGACCGTCGTTCAGCGTCCCGCTCGTCGCGACGGTCGCGATGCCCGTGGAGATGCCGCCGGTCGTATGGAGGCGGTGCCACCGGAGCGTGGGCGTCCCGAGCGACGCCACGCCGTCGATGGCGGGCACGAAGTGGCGGACCTGGCCCGTGACCTGGCCCACGACCACGTTGCCGACCGGCGCGATGCCGTTGGTCGGGTTCTGGGAGGCGAGGAGGTACAGGTCGCCCGTGGACTCCTCCACGAAGATGAGGGCGAGGCCGTCAATGTCCGGGATGACCATGAGCCCGGCCGGCGACATCCCCAGCATCAGGTTGGGCGGCAGGCCATTCGTCGGATCGCCCGACTGCGTCATGGGCACGCCGCCCGTCTCCAGGTTGACGAACACGTTGCCCGCCGGCCGGAGCGCGCTCCCCCCGTTGTCGTAGGCGAAGTGAATCGAGCCCGTCGCCCCGCCCGCGTCGTTGATGCGGCACGCGGTGAACGTGTTGTTGAGGGCGCACCCCAGGCGCAGGCCGATGCCGTTGCCCGTCACGTTGACGTTGAGGGTGTCGAACGTGTTGTACATCGAGGCCGTGGCCTCGGCCGCGCCGTCCACCTCGATGCCGGCGTCGCCCGCCGCGTTGATGAAGAGGTTGGCGATGTGATTGTGCTGGCTGATGGCGGCGTCCGACACGGTCGTGACCGACGTGAGGCGGAGCCCCGCGACCTGGCAGCCGTGGATCTCCACGTGCTCCAGGCGGCCGTACTTCGCGCTCACCACGTCCACGCCGACCGTGGCCACGCCCGCGCCATCGATGTAGAGGTTCTCGATGGTCCAGCCGATCAGCGGCCCGCGCACCTGCACGACCGGCGCGGCCCCGCCCACCCACTGGAGCACGCTCAACGCGGTGCCGCCGCCCGCCACGCCCTTGAGCGCCACGCCCCGCCGCGTGCTGGCCCCGGCCGCGCTCCCATTGCCGAGGGTCAGCGTGGTGGATAGCGTGTAGGTGCCGGGCTCCACGAACACCGTCCCGCCCTCGGTCGGCAGCGCGTCGATGGCCTCCTGAAGCGTGGCGTAGTAGCCGCTAAAGACCACGCCCCGGAGCGCGAGGCGCTGCACGGGCCCCAGGAGCCGGAGATCCTGCACGGCCGTGACGGAGCCCCCACCCGTCGTCACGCCCATCAGCGGACACGCCGTCGCCGGCACCGCCGGCTGCACGCCGCTGATCGCGGTGAGGTAGTGCGTGCCGGGCACCCGCACGTAGCTGCCGCTGTTGCCGGTCGTGGCGGCGTCGCAGATGACCCAGGTCGTGACGGCGTTCTCGTAGGTGAGGGACGCCGTCTCCACGGTGTAGATGCCGGCGGGGTACGCGGTGAGCGGGTCCGGCGTGTGCGTCAGGCCCGCGCCCGGCGCGTGCGTCCCGCCGGCCACGACGAAGGGCTCGAACATGTCCCGGAAACGGGCCGCGTCCTCGCCCGTGAGGAACGCCGCCTCGTCGGGCAGGTACGCCGCGTCCGCCGCCGGGAGCGGATAGTGCGTCGTCACGGTCAGTAGGGCTTCCCGCCCTTCGCCGGCTTCCCCGGCGGCATCTTGCCGCCCGCCGGCTTCTTGCCGAACGGCGGCGCGGCCCCCTTCTTGCCGAACGGCGGCGGCTTGGGCTTAGCGGCCATGGTTCGGGGTCCCCAGGCCCTTCTTGGACTGGCCGCTGACGTTGCGCCCGAGCCGAGGCGGCGCGGTCACGTAGGCGCGGCAGTGCTCGCCGGTCTTGCCAGGGGCCTTGGGCATCGTGGACGACACGACGTGAACTGACTTCTGGCTCTCTGCCACGGTCATCTCCTTAGCGGCTACAAGATTTCGACGTAGAGGATGCCACTGCCAATCGCCGTCAGGTTGAAGCCATCGAACTGGTAGGGCGCGCGCGGGTTCGCGTTGAGGAGGTCGGACTCCACGTTGTTCGCCCCGGCGGCGGCCGACGACCACACGACCCGTCCCGCGTTGTTCGCGATGGTGCAGAGGTGGCCCGCCGTGGTGCTGCCGACCCACCGCAGGTTGCACCGCACCCGATCCGTCGTGATGACACCCGCCGTGTCCAGCGCCCACGCAGTCCCGCCCAGCGAGTTCGCCATCACGCTCTCCCCGCCGTCAGCGTGGCGGCCACGTCGGCCAGGCCCCGCTCCACCACCTGCTTGCGCGTCTCCAGCGTCTGGACCTCGCCCCGCAGGCGCGTGATCTCGGCCGCGAGCCCGGCCCGCACCTTCGCGGCGGCGTCCTCCTCGGCGCGCACCGCCTCCGTGACCTTGGCGCGCTCGATCTGGGCGGCGGCCCGATGCGCCGCCACCTCCCGGTCCACCGCCTGCTTCGCGGTGACGGCGGACTCGCGGAGCGCCACGATGCGGGCGTCCGTGTTCGCCGTGGCCGTCGTGATCGCGGCGTCAGCGGCGGCGATCTGCTCCTTCCGGGCCGCGAGCGCTGCGTCCAGCGCCTGCAGCGTGGTCTCGCGCGCCGACAGGTCGCCGCTGGCGTCCGCGAGCGGGGCGAGCGCGTCCCGCAGCGCGACGAGCGGCTCCAGGAACGCGAGCGCGTTGACGGCCGCGCTGTGCGCTGAGCGCCAGGCCGGCGTTGGCGGTGCAGCCGGCACAAGCGGCCTGGGCGGCACGACCGGGGGTGCGGGTGCTACAGGCTGCTTCGGCGATGCCATGCTTGGGCCCTCCTCCACCGACGGTACGGCTCCTCGCCGGGCTCAGGCTCCCCGAACGACTGCGTCTGGTAGCCAGCCTGCTCCGCGAGTTGGAACCCGCCGTCACTCTGAAACGCCGGGACGAGCGCCCGTGGGGACGGGGCGTCCACCACCGGGCTCGGTTCCGTCGCGAGCACCCGCCGCCTCCTTGAGCGCGTCGATCTCGGCCTTGAGCACCGCGATCTGGAACAGCATCTGCGATACGAGCGATCCTACCTCATTTCGGAGGTGGGCCTCAGCGTTCATGGCGTCGCGGCCCAGGTCGCACCACGACGAATCTGGTCGATATAGGTCGGGGCCGTGCCGAAGATTGCGGCCAAGGTGCGGCGCGACCACGTGCTCTGCCGAATCCGCTGGATGTCCTCCGTCGTGAATTTCGCCGCGTGATGCTTCTCGCCCTGCGCGTATCCGGCCCCGTGGGCGATCCGGTCATGCATGTTGTCAGCCTGCGTGCCGAGGTACAGGTGGGCGGGATTGCAGCACAGACGATTGTCACAGCGATGCAGCACCGACCACCCCGCGCAGTCCGTACCGCTGTACATCAACGCCGCGCGTGGGGCACTCAGGGGCTTACGTCCCTCGCCTGCGCGCAACGTCCCGTTGTGCCACTGACCATATCCAGTGCTGCTCACGCCGCCGCACCACGGCCAACAGGCTGTCGGGCCTGCTGAACGATCAACCCGGCCCCAGAACACAGTCTCAAGGTCAACGCGCCGATTTGGCATGGGCCTCCAGGGCTTCGATGCGCCGATTGAAGTCAAAACAGTAAAGGTAAATTCGCTCGACCTCGGCCAGTGTCTCGTCGCCACGCCGGAACACCTCGTACTGGCCGTCGCGTACGTGGTCCGGCAGGCGCCAGTGCTCGCGGGTGTACGCCTCCACCTCCGCGAGCGGGCGCAGGCCGGTGTAGCTGCGGGCCCCCGGCGCGTCCTTGAACAACTCGATGCGGCCCGTGTAGGCGTGCTCGAAGACGTAGTCCGGGTGCGTGTACCATGCCCCGCCGATGAGGTTGTAGACGCCGTTGCAGCGCAGCCCCCCGTCCGTATACATGTTCGCGCCGGCCGGAAAGTGGACCGTCGAGTGGAACGACGTGACGCCCGCACTCTCGTTGAAGCGACAGTTGGCGTTGTACGCGTAGAGGATTTCGGGTGGGCTGCTCCGCACGTACGCGATCCACAGGCCGTTCGAGCCCTGGAAGGTGCGGTCGGTCCAGTGGGTCACGGTGCTGCGGAAGGTGACGGCCCCGCAAAACTCGCTCCAGCCGCCGAGGTCATTGAAGTACGTGTTCCCGTTACGCACGGCATAGATTTGACCGGCCGACTCCAGCGCGAGGATGTAGCCCGATCCCCACTGGAAGTTGGCCCCGGACACGAGGGTGGCGTTTCCTCGGTTGTAGAGGCTGCCCACGTCAAGGCCGTTCTGGATGGTCGCCGTGTTCCCGACGTACAGGGTCGTGCTGACCGAGAGCGACGTGCCCACAATGGCAGGCCCGCCAATGGTCGTGTATGTGCCGTCGAAGGCAATCAATGCCCGCGCGCCGCCATAGAGGGAATAGCCTTGCGGCATTCGGATGTGGCTTCCGGCCTCAAGCTCACCATTCGAGTTGATCTTGCCGGTCGCCCCGAACGTCCCGTTGTGGTAGGTCGGCCCATTCATCACGGTGTACGTGCCGTCGAACGTGATCATGCCCCGCGCGCCGCTGTACAGGTACGCGCTCTGGGGCATCCGGAAGTCGCCGCCCGTGCTGATGATGCCGGTGGCGTAAATCGTGCTGCTCGCGGTGACGGGGAGGCTCAGTTGAATGAGTGTGCCAGCGCCACCACCGACATAAATAACGGTGCCGGCGCCCCCGCCACCAGCCGCGATAAGCGCAACATCTCCTCCATAGAGCCAACTGTGCTTGGCCTGGGTAATGCCGGTACGGCTGTTCAGGAAGTTGCCGTCCACCGTGCCTGATGCGTAGACCGACGCGATGTTCAGCGTGTTGTCCCACACGGTCGCGTAGTCGGCCGCGCTCGCCTTCGTCAGGATCGTGTCGGTCGCGCCGCCCGCGGGCACACCGGGACCGGCCGCGCCCGTCGCGCCGGTCGGGCCGGTCGCCCCGGTTGCGCCCGTCGGGCCGGTGGCGCCTGTGGCGCCGGCTGGGCCGGTGACGCCGGTTGCGAGCGCCCACGCATCATCGACCTTGACCTTGAGGACAATCGGGGCCGGTGGATTGGCGAGGTCGGGCTGGGCGAGGATGCCGAGGACCGCCGCGTCGCTCAGCGCCGTGGCGTCCATGCGGCACGCCACGACCGACACATCGCCGTCGAAGAAGGTCTCGCCGCCCCACCCGATCCGCAGCGGCTGGGCCACGTCCGACAGCGCCCCCGCGGCCGTGGTGGTGCCATCGGTCGCGCCGTTGGCGTAGAACGTCCACGTGGAGCCGCTGCGCTTGACCCCGAGCGCGTAGACGACCCCCGCGGTCAGCGTCCGCGCGGCCCCGGTCGCGTAGGGACCGCTCGTATGCACGGCGAGCCGATCCGCCGACCCGCCGCCCGCATAGCGGTAGTTCCAGACCCATTTCGCGACGGCTCCACTCCCGGCGCTGTGGGCGAGGAGCCCGGGCTGGCCCGTCACGCTGTGGAACAGCACGCGCATGGTCAGCGTGAAGTCGCCCAGCGTCCAGCGCGCGTGGTCGGCGACGGCGGCGTGATCGCTGCCCGGACACCGGAGCGCCGCCTCGCCCGCGCCCACCGTGCCCCACGTACAGCCCGCCGTGAGCGTGCCGTGCGCCGCGCTCGGCGAGCGATCCGGGAGCGTCGTCCCCGCGCCGGCCGCATCCGCGGCGACCCAGTGGCCGATCCGTGTCTCGGCGGGCAGCGCCGCATCGGTGTCGGCCCACAGTTCCGTGTCGGCGTCGGTCGGGGCCTCGGGCCCCACCCACACCACGTCCACGTCGGCCCCTTCGCCCGCCGGCCCCTGCGGCCCTTCGGGCCCCATCGGACCCTCGGGGCCCGGCGGACCCGGAGCCCCCTGTGCGCCCGTTGCGCCAGTGGGACCCGTCGGGCCCTCCGCACCCGCCGGACCCGCCGGTCCCGGCACCGTGGAGTCGGCGCCGGCCGGTCCCGTCGCGCCCGTCGCCCCCGGCACACCCTGGATGCCCTGCGGGCCCTGCGGGCCCGTGTCCCCGGTGGCCCCAGTCGCCCCCGTGGCCCCGGTCGCCCCCGTGGCGCCCGCCGGGCCCTCGGGACCCGCCGGCCCGGTGGCCCCGGTGTCACCCGGCGTGCCGGCCACACCCTGCACGCCCTGCGGCCCCGCCGCTCCCGTGGCCCCCGTCGGGCCCTGCGGTCCCTCGGGGCCGGTCGGCCCGGTCGCGCCGGGCGGGCCCGCTGGACCCACGATCTGGCCGAGGTTCACCCACTCCGTGCCCGTCCACTGCCAGAGGTCGCCCGTCTCCGCGATGACCCAGGCGTCACCGGGCGCTGCGCCGGTCGGCAAGTCGCCGACCGTGGGGACCTCGCCCTGGATGTTGATGCCCGTGCCGGCGGGGCCCTGTGGACCTTCGGGGCCGGTCGGGCCAGCAGGGCCCTCGGGGCCCGTCGCGCCCACGTCGCCCGGCACGCCCTGCACGCCCTGCGGGCCCTCCGCGCCGGTCGCGCCCGTGGGGCCAGCGGGGCCCGTCGCCCCGTCTGCGCCCGCCGCGCCGTCTGCGCCCGCTGGACCTGTCGCGCCGGTCGGCCCCTGCGCGCCCGTTGCGCCGTCCGCCCCTGCGGGCCCGGCGGGGCCCTCCACGCCTGCGGGGCCCTGCGGACCCGGCGGACCTGGCGTCGTCTCGACGGCGGCGAGCAGGGCGTCCACCTCGGCCTGCGCGTACACGTCGAGGGTGTCGCGGACCTCCGCCGCCGTGGCGGCGAAGTCCATGCCGTCGGCGTGCGCCGCCTTGCGCACCAGGGGCAGGCCGTCACCGCCACCCAGGCCGACCAGCGCATCGTTCCAGTCGGCCGTGGTGACGGTGTTCGGCCCGCCCACGGGCGGGGCGGGGCTCACCTTGCGGTGGTGAACCGGCACGACCCGCTAACCGCTACGGAGCTTGCGGCGGCACCGGCAGCGTGTTGTCCACGACCGGCGGCGGTTCGGGCACGGGATAGGGCCCGTAGAACCCCGACCCATCGGGGCGATAGATGTAGAAGACGCCACCCTCCTCGGAACTCGGGGGCGCGCCGCTGCCCGGCGGGTGCGGGTTCGACGGGCTGCCCGGCTCACCCGGTCCCGGCAGGGGCCAGTTGGGCGGCAGCGTTGGCGGCCCGATGGGGCCTCCGCCCCAGCCCGGCATCCCCGGCAGCATGATGGGATGCGTGGGGCGCGGGGGCGGCTGCGGAAGCCAGCCAGGTCCGCCGCTGATGACCGGCGGCGGCTGCGGCAGCGTGTTGTCGATGTAGGGTGGCAGCCCCGGCAGCGTGTTATCGATGTACGGGGGCAGGCCTGGGAGCGTGTTGTCGATGTACGGCGGCAGACCGGGCAGGGTGTTATCGATGTACGGCGGCAGCGGGCCCGGTTGCGGGCGCGGCGGGGGGCTGCCCGGCGAGAAGCCCTCCAGCACACGTGCCACGAACAGGTTGGGGTACTGGGGGTACCCGGCGGGGCTAAGCGTCACGAAGAACGATTGGGCCATAGGGCCTCCTAGCTGATGAGCCACGCGATGAGCGCGGCCACCAGGGTGAACGGCGTCGTGGCCGAGACGGCCACCGCCGTGATGCGGATGTCCGGTGTGAACACATTCGTGGCGTCTTCAACGGTGATGAGCCCGCGACAGCCCGAGGCGAAGCCGAGGGTCGCGCACGCGCTGTCGGACAGCGTCGTCAGGCCGTCGAGGCTCACCTCCAGCGTGTACTGGACGCCATCGATGACGAACTGGGACGCCTCGGGGTTCGGGGCCGAGAACACGAGGAAGTCGTCGCAGGGGTTCGGGTCGCCAGCGGCGCACGGCACGGCCGCATTGGGCGTCTCGATGAACTCGATGATCCGGTCAAACGACAGGAGGTGCGTCGCGCCGGGCGGCACCGACGTGAGATCGACCGAGAGCGCGATGGTCCCCCGCGCCAGCGAGGCATCGCTCGCACTGAGCACGTTGTTGACGTGGGTGAGCGGCACGCCCGGCACCGCTGTGCCGTTGGTGATGATCTCGACGCCCGTCTGCGCGTCACCTAGGGACAGAGAGGAGATGGCCGTCGTGCCCCACTCGATCAGCTTGGGCGTCACGGTGGGCGTGCCGTCCCCCGCCCGGAAGACGGGCGCGGCCGTGTCGAACGTGGCGTCCAGGTCCGCTGACCACGTGGTGATGAGGGCGGCCTGGGCCGGGGCGGCCGTGGCCAGCAGGGCGGTGAGCGCGAGGACGGCGCGCCACATGGTCCGGCTAGCTCCCCGCGCCCTTGCCCTTGGTGGCCCGGTTGATCCCCCCGCCGTGCGTGGGGTTGTGGCGTACGGTGCCGACCACGTCGCCCAGCTTCTTGGTCTCGGCCCCGCTGCGGCCCTGCGACTGGTTCGAGGTCTCTTTGCTGGCGACGCGCGCCAGTCCTGCGGCCTTGTCACCCATGGTGGACGCCTCCTAGGGGTTAGTGAGAGCGATGGTGCCGGGGCTAACGTAGGCGCGCGCGGCCGCAGCGTCAAGCGCTTTCACGGCCTCCGCGTCCACATACCACGACGGGGCGTTGCTGCTCCGCAGGTACTCCAGGTAGGCCTGCGAGTCGGCCCGCTCCACGCGGGCGGACATGGGCTTGCGCAGCAGCGTGACGGCGGACGCCAGCGCGTCCACCAGGTCCTTGAGCGGGTTCATCGGGAACGTCGTGAGTTCCGCCTTGAGTTCGTACTGGCCCGCCTGCAGGAACAGCCGGTCGTTGCCGATGATCGGCTGGAGCGCGGTGCGGATGCGCCAGTCCTTATCGACGTTGGTCGGCTGCTTCACGGGGAGCAGCGGCAGCCGCTGCCCCAGGTGGCGCGCCTCGCGCGCCACCATCTCGCCGTACAGGGCTTGCATGGCGTTCGCTTCGATGCCGAACACGCGCGGGAGGCGCTCCTGCTGAATCTTGAGGATCTTCTCGGAGAGTTGGCCCGCTGTGCAGCGGTCGGCCCACGTGTGCAGCACGAAGATCCGGCCGAGGCGGTCGGTCCCGACGACGACGATGGCGCTCCGCGCCCGGACCCGCTTCAACTCCATCCGTTTGCCGCCGGCCGGGTCGCAGAACGCGGCCACGTCAGTTAGCGCGCCCAGGGGGAACTCAGTCACGGTCGTCCCCGCCGCCGGGTCCTGACGGGCCCGGCGGGTGGCGGAAGTGGTCCCACAGGATCACGCCCAGGGTCGTCACGATGAGGAACCCCAGCGCGAGGATGCCCCCGGTCCAGCCGTTACCCACGAGCGCGACGCCCAGGGTGAGGAGCCACATGAGCCCCAGGCACACGGCCTTCACACGCGTCAGCCACGGAGGCGAAACCCTTCGCCGGCCGTGTACACGCTCTGCCAGGTGCGGGGGCCGAGCCCCGCGCCCTGGGGCACGGCGGCCGCCGCTGCCGGCAATTTCTGGCGCTCCGCGATGGCCAGATCGCGGTCATCTTCTTGAAATCGCAGGAGGCCGCCGGAAATTTCGAAGTCACGGAGCATGGTCATGTCGAAGTCCACGAGGGTGGGGTCGGCGGCCGAGTTCATGTAGAGGAGGGGGAACAGGACCCCAAACTCCCGCTGGAGTTGGGCCACCTTCTCCAGCGAGAACATCTGAGGGTAGATGGGGGCCCCGTTCTCCACGACGGCGCGCGTGATGCTCTCGACCGAGGGGTCGTTCCTCTGGATGTACTCGTAGAGGTCGTTGACCGCCCACCGCGTCCCAATCGTGTACTCCAGGCACCCAGGCGCGTTGATGAGGGCGCGGGAGGCGATGTGCCACGTGATGGCGGTTTGCATGACCGTGGGGCTGTTCGCCGCTTCGAGGGTGACCAGGTCGTCCTTGATCAGGACGGACGGGTGGCTGCCGGTCACGGCTCCGCCTACGCCGATGCACCGGATGCTGGGGTCGGGCCACTCCGCCTTGCGGGGGAGGATGATCTCCTTGTCGTTCCACTTCAGGGCCTGCTGGGAGGGCCGGTCCCAGACGCGGTGGGGCCACAGGGCCCGCAGGACCTCGTTCGTCTCGGTGGCGGCCTTGATGACGCGGAGGGCGTCGGTCGTGCGCTGGTCGGTCTCGCCCGCGAGCACCACCCGCTGGTCTTCGCCGGCCATGCCGGGGAAGTAGACGTTGTGGTCGCGGGGCTGGATCAGGATGTGGAGGGGCAGGGCGTGGGCCACGATGGTGGTCTTGCAGTGCTCGCGCGGCAGGAGCAGGAGCTTCCGGTCAGGGGGGCGGGCCTGGAGCCACTCGCACACGGGCCGGTGCAGCGACTTCGTGAGGTAGTCGCGCCCCAGGATCGCCTTGGCGAACACGTAGAGGCTCGCTTCCGCTCGCCGCTTCACGCCCTCGATCCATGCACCCTCGGCCTCGGTCGCGCCGGCCTGGCGGGCCTGGCCGGTGGCCCGGTCCACGACGATCTCGACGGGGTTGGTCTCCTCGTCGTCGTCCAGCCACGCATCGAGGGAGGGGCTAGGCACGGGTGGCGCGGCAGGAGGGGCAGGCGTCCCGGCCGTGCCGGCAGCGGAGCACGGGCCTGAGTTTCCGCCACTCTGTGACCGACACGGTGGTCAGGTGACGGCCGCCCTTGTCCGTGAGCGAGATCGGGCCGGGGACAAGGTCGCGGCCCGGCTTGGGCAATCGCACGGGAGCGATCACGGGCGTGCGGGCTCCTCCGGGCCCTCGCCCACGCCCCCGAGGGTCAGGCGGGCGCGGACAGCGGCGTCCTTGGCCTCCAGGAGCTTGCGGAGGGCGACGGTGCGCTCGGCGCACCGGGGCAACTCGCTCTGGACCCAAATCGCCAGCTTACAGAAGGGGATAGAGGCCTCCCGGAGGTGGTTGGGAAGGTGCTCGTACTCGAAGAACTGCATGATGGGGTCCTGGTCAGGCATTGGAGGCCTCTTCCTGGGCCGCCAGGGCGGCCACAGCGGCTTCTAGCGTCAGGTAGCCCGCCGGCCGCGCAGCGGCCGGCGGCAGCGTCACGTCGAGGGGTTGGGGCTCCGCCACGGTTCCGCCATCTTCCGCCATGACCCCGGCGATGCGCGCGAGCGCGCGGGAATCGATGACGATGCGGGTTTCCACGCGGCGGTCCTCGCGGGAGACCTTGGCGGTGTCCGGATTGCGGTCCAGGAGGTCCCGAGCGGCAACGGTGCGAACTTGTTCGCTTTCGGCGTGGTCCCGGAGGGTGACGAGCGTCTCGATGCTGGCGGGGCCCTCCGCGATGATGCGGTCCACGACCGAGCCGACCGTTTTGTGGCGCATCTCCGCGCGGAGGTGGTCCATCAGGGCCTTGAACATGGGGGATTCGGTGATCGCGGAGACGTAGGTCGGCTCGTAGTCGAGGGCGGTCGCGATCTCGTCGCGCCCCGCGCCCCCGAGCTTCATGAAGGCGATCAGGCGGTGCCGCTCGTTCAACTTCGTTGGAGGCAGCGGCATCAGGACCTCGCTAACCCCTTGATTTGTCAGGCCGGCCGGCCCTACGGGCCGGCCGGTTGCGGCTGGGGGTCACTTGCCAGACCGGAAGGCCCCTACAGCCCTCACCGACATGCAGGAGCGGACGCGCGAGCGTGGCCCCCAGCCGCTAGGGGCCAGCGTGCGTCGTAACCCCTAGGGTTGTCAATGGAATTGTTGATCGCGAGCCAGCGATCAGGCCCAAAATTTGCTGGGCGCGTAGATCCGACCGTTCAGCCTCCGCCGCGCGGCCGCCTGGGGGGCGGACCCCCTCGGCGCGGGCCGATGCGGCCGAAACCGCCTGGCACGCCGCTTGCTTGCGCGCTCTAACCCCTTGAAATCGTTAGCCTAACGGCTAGGCCTAGGCGCTAGTGCCCCGCGCCAGCGGGGCGCGTGCCCCCAGCGGGCCGGCCCAGCGGGCCGGCCCCAAGTAGCTAGAATCGCTAGCGCCCCCCGCGCTAACCGGCTGGAATCGCTAGGGGCTAGGCTCGCGCCGGAGGCCCAATCCACTACACAAGTGATGTGTACCGGAACGTTCCGGGCGCTTGCCCCTAGCCTAAGTGCGCGCCGTGCCAGCGATGCACCGCTTAGGCGTAGCGTTCCGGACAAGCCCCTGCTCCCTCTCTCTCTCTGTGTGTGTGTGTGTGTGTGTGTGTGTGTGTGTGTGTGTGTGTGTGTGTGGGAGAAGGGCCTAGAGCGGAACGCAACGGCTCAGCCGCACAAGCCCATGGCTCCGCAACTTGGCCCCGGCCCAACGCCCCGGAACGTTCCGGAACGTAAGATGCCCCCACCGCGAAGCGGCCCCGCGACCGCACATCCGCGTGGCACCGATCATGCATGAGCCCATGCGAGCCCCATGCCAGCACAGCTAAGCACGCAAGTGCCTGATTTCATTGACCAAGGTAAACTATTCCTCACCCGCTGTGCGGGCCGTAAAGGCCCCTAGAGCACTGCGTCATGAGCCCGAGGCTATAGGGATAGCGGCTCCTGGGTCGATTCAGCCGAAACGCCTGCAATTCCGCACACTTCCAACACACACGTTTTTGGCCTCAGACCGGCCTTCCTGGGCGTTTACCGGGCCAGGGCTCAGCCTTGCCTCTCAGGTCCGGCGCGCCTTTGGCCCGGCCCGGCGCTTCGCGCCGGGCCGAGGCCGAGCGCCAGCGAGGCCGGTAGCCGGCGGTTTCATGCCCCTGGGCCGGCCCGCCGACCTAGCGCCTTATATAAGGATGCGGCGCGCCCTAGGGCTCAGCCCCAAATGCTCAGCAACTCCGCGCACTTAGAAAATCTTTTTTGGGTATTGACAGCTACTCAGCTAAGCGTTACCTTGAGAGCGTAGTCGTTGGATTGAAAACCGAATACGGGGAGTAAGCGGGCGGGGCGCAACCCTGGCGGAACGGCCAGACGGTCAGAGCCCCACGCGAAACCTGCGGGAGTGACGCCCCGGACCAAGCCGTCAAGGCCACTAGCGCCCGGAGACACCGGGAACGCGGGAGTGGCTCTCAGCTAGCGAGAAGCGCTAGCCGTGATAGGCCCCGCAACGGGGCCGCACTACTCGGAGCCATCCGAGCCCATACCTAACCCATACCAATCCGATACCTAACCTCTTGCCCCTCACCCAGGAGGAATTGACCCATGGCCCTCAAGTGCCACCGATGCAATGAGCCCTTTCGCGCAGGCGAGCGTATCCGCCTCTTCAATAAGCCCCAGCCGGGAACACCGTTTCACCAGGAGTGCCCCAATGGCGCGCGGAGCGAGAGCGACGCGCGCAAGCCCCAGGAGCCCGTGATCCTCGTGCAGGGCGAGACCGAGGCCCCCGTGCCCGTGCCCGCCCCGCTGGACCTCGACGCCGTCATGGACGCGGCCCGCCGCGCCGTGGGTGAGCGCATTGACACGGTCACGCTGGCCGTCCTCGACGGCGTCAAGCAGGCCATCGAAGACGAGGCCAAGCGCCGCGCCGCGCGCATTCTCATCACCGTCAAGCCCGACGGCGACGAGACCAAGCACGACCTCTCCGAGATGCACCCCAAGGCCCGCCGCGTCATCGCCCACGTGATGGCCGGTAACATCCCGTACCTCGTGGGCCCGCCCGGCGGGGGCAAGTCCTACCTGGGCGAGCAACTCGCTCGCATGTGGGACGTGCCCTTCTACGACATTTCCCTCAGCATGTGGACCCCTGAGAGCCGCCTGCTGGGCGCGCTCCTGCCCTCCGGGCTCGTCTCTGACCCCGACTTCCGCAAGGCCTGGGAGTTTGGCGGCGTCATAGTCATTGACGAGGCAGACAACGCCAACCCCAACCTGATTACCAGCCTCAACGCTGCCCTCGCAAACGGGCACTGTTCCTTCCCCGACAAGCGGGTGAAGAAGCACCCGCAGTGCTACATCATCATGGGCGGGAACACGACCATGAGGGGCGGTGATAAGGCCTTCCCCGAGCGCAACGCGATGGGCGCGGCCACCATTGACCGCGTCTGCTACGTGCAGTTTCCGGTGGACGCGGCGCTGGAGCGGCGCGCCGCCCTCGCCTTCTGCCCCACGATGGGCCCCTGGGTCACGTGGTTCCAGGGCCTGCGCGAGTGGGCCGCGACCAATGACCCTAAGTTGATGGTCAGCCCGCGCAGCACGTACTACTTCGCCAAACTCCTGCACCAGGGCATGTTGACCGTGCCCGAGATGCTCGAAGATGCCCTGTGGAAGCTGATCGAGCCCCAGCGCATCACGCGCGCCCTCGACGCGAACCCTCTGCCCCCCGGCACGTGGGGCCATCAGGACTAACCCCTAACCGGCGCGCCCCCTCCTGGGGCGCGCCAGAAAGGCATCTCACCATGCCCCGTGGATACCGCCCGCGCCGTCGCAACACATACCGCCCGCCCGCCCCGTACTCGTGGACGCCACCCGCGCCGGCCACGTGGACGCCCGAGGGCGCGCGCCCCGTGCCGAGCCTCACCCGCCCGGCCAACTCGCTGGACCTGACCTTCGATTCGCTGAGCGACCTGTTGATGGCAGCCACCGCGCCGTCGCCGTGCCCCCAGGATGCCCGCTCCAGCCACAACCACGATCAGGAACAGTCCTGGGACCTGGGCGTCGGCTTCGCCGGGGCGGCGCGCCTCGCAGAGTCCGGCTGGCCCGAGGGCGCGCAGAAGGCGCGCGAGTACTCCGATGCGCTCTTCGCCAAGGTCAGCGCGAAGATGACCAAGAACGTCTTCCTCTTCGCAGACGAGGGCATGACGTGGGACCTGTCCCGCGTCGTGGCCAACGAGGCGGAGTGCTGGGTAGCTCGCCATGAGGTAGAGGGTGAGGCCGAGGGCCCCCGTTACATCCGCCTCGTCGTGAACGTGGCGGCGTCGAGTGGCATTGATGCCGCCGTCCTGCTGGCCCGAGGCGCGGTGACCGCCGCCCTTGTGGAGTTGCTGGAGTATGCCGGCCACCGTTGCGAGATCGTCGTGGCCCACGCGATCAACTCGAAGCGCCGCTTCACCACACAGACGACGGTCAAGCGGTTCTCCGAGCCCCTCGATATGGCGAGCGTCGCCTACGCCGTCGCGCATCCCTCGCTGTTCCGCCGCCTCATCTTCTCCATCTATGAGAGCCTGCCCACCGAGCAGGAGCGCCGCGAGGTAGGCGTTCACGGCGGCTCGTACGGCTTCCCGGTGGACATGGCCGACGACGAGCGGGGCGACATCTACTTGCCCTGTTCCTTCTTGGACGGGAGCGTACCCTGGCAGCACGCGCCCTCTGCCGTCGCCTGGATTACCTACCAGCTAAAGCGCCAGGGTGTGACGCTGAACCTGTCCGCCGACGACTGCTAACCGCCTCCGGGCCGGCGCTTCGCGCCGGCCCGGCGGTTCATGCCCCTCACCTTCTCACTCACCTGAGGAGTGACACACCATGAGCCTGTTGATTAGTGCCGCATACGCCCGCGAGTACTTGACCGGTGGCAGTGCCATCTTCTCGCTGGTCAACGGCGAGACCGGGGGCCGCTACCCCTACCGCATCGCCGCCCCCAAGGTGCAGGACCAGGGGCGCGAGGTCTACTTCACGCGCGCCGTCCTCGCGCCCGGCGCGGAGCCCGAGTACCTGGGCTACTTCCGCACCGAGCCGGACGGCTCGCTCTCGTGGCGGACCAGCGCCAAGAGCGCGACCGGCCCCGCCGCCGAGGCGATGGGCGCGGCCATCGCCATCGTCAACCAGCGCCTCAAGAGCGGTCAGCCGCTGACCCCCTACGTGATCGAGTACGACGGCAAGTGCTCCCGGTGCCGTGCCACGATCACCAACCCGACCGAGGTGGAGCGGGGCCGGCACGCGCACGCCTGCATCCCGCCCCTGCGCCGGGGCCGTCCCGGCGGCTGGCCCAAGGGCCAGCCGCAGCCGGCACCAACGCCCGCCCCATCGCCCGGCCCCCTGGACCCCTCGCCTCACGGCACCCCTGAGCCCGAGGGCGACGAGCCCGAGCCCACGCCGGCCCCGGCTCCCCCGGAGCCGCCCGCGCCCGCGCCTGACCCCGACCTGCCCTTGACCCCGGCCCAGGTCTCCCTGGCCAAGGCCTTCCAGGCCCTCGCCGCCGCCGTGGGCGGCAGCCTGGGCGACAAGGCGGCAGCCGCCGCCGCGCACATCGCCCTCTCCCGCTAGATCCCAGGGCCCTCCGGCCAGCCGCGAAGCGGCTGGCCGGACCATTTCCCCCTCAACCCACGCAGAGGGGCGCGCGGCCACCTGGGCCGCGCGTCAATGCGGCAGGCCGGTTCCCAAGCCCGGCCACGCACCACAGCAGGCTGCCCTGCGAAACACTCGCATAGGCGGTGCGCCCCGAGGGCGACTCGGTCGCCTCGTGGGGCAGCCTGCGACCTTCCCTTTCCCATCGTTAGGGCACTCAGGGCTCAGCGCTCTACGTCTCATGCCTGGGGCCGGGACGGCCCCAGGCGCGGCAGAAGTTTCCGCTTGACAGCGGTCCAGCGTCCATGTAACCTTCGCTCATGTGCAAGCAACCGATCACTCAGGAGGCCAACGTGATCCCGATTCCCGACGACTTCGCCACCGTCCTGACCAGCGGCCCCGAAGGGGCCGCCGCCTCGCTGCTGCGCCCGCACGTCCGGTGCGCGTGCCGCCGCGACCGCGATGCTTTGCCCGGCACCTCGTGCCCCTGCGCCTGCCACGCGGGGCGTATCCCGGAGGTCTAGCCCATGTGCCTGCACTGTTACGTCGAGCGCGCCGACGCTACCGGGCTCCAGTACACCGAGCCCCTCTGTGCCACGCCCCGCGACGGTCGCATGAGCCGCCAGTCTGGCTGGTTCTGCGCCGGCTGCGGCCACTGGCACTCCTTCCCCAGGTCGGCTGACCGCCCGGCGGTCAGCCGGGAGGCCTAGCGCCATGCCCAACACCTTCACCGTTACCGTCGCCTTTGAGGATGGCCGCGAGGTCACCCGTACCTTCCCCAACCCCGAGGACGTGGGCGCATACCTCCACGACCTCGACATGGCCGGCGTGGCCTACGCCATCGTGCAGGACGACGACGACGCCGGCCCCGAGGACGGCGAGGGCGTCGAGCCCGAGTCCGACGGCTTCACCCACCTGGGCGCAACGCTCATCGTGGAGGCCGTGTACCGGATGATGCTCTTCGAGACCGAGACCTACGACGCCCCCGAGTGCCGCGCCCTCTTCGCTGCGCTGGTCGTGGCGGAGCCCGAGACCATCTGCCGGATTGCCTCCCGCGAGGTCATCCGCTGGGACGCCGGGCACCGGATGCCCCTGGCGCGCTAACCCCTAGCCCGGCCGGCGGCACCAGCCGGCGGCCGGCCATGAAAGGACCCTCACCCATGGCCATTGTTGGCACCTTCCAGAAGAACGTGAACGGCACTCCGGTTACCGTTGCCGCGACCGACGGCGGCGCATTCTGCATCACGCTCGATGACATTCTGTACTCCGCGCCCACGCTGGAGTCGGTGATGGAGCGCGCGAAGCGGCACCTCCGCGTTCGCAAGGTCGAGCACGCGATCCCCCTCGTCATCAAGGGCGAGAACGGCTACCTCTGCCGCGCCATCCTGCGGGGCCGCCACGCGCGCACGGATGAGTTCCTCTTCACCATCACGCTGCCCTCCGGTGAGACCAAGAAGGAGGGGCTGAAGTACCCCACCATCGTCGCGGATGGTGCGGACGTGACCGACGAGCAGATCACCGAGGCCAACCGGCTGATCAGCATTGCCCGCGAGCACACACGCGCCGCCGACCAGTACGTCTACGCCCTGCAGAAGGACGACAAGGGGCGGCGTCGTCAGGTCCTCTACCCCGGCGGGCTCCTCACTGCTGCCGAGAACGCCGCCGTGATCGCCCTCGATGGGGGCGGCCAGGAGGCCACGTCATGACGCGCCGCCGTCGCCCCCGCGAGATTCACCTCGCTCCGAGCCCGTTCCCGTTCTACCTGACCGGCGGCGCGACCGTGATAGACGAGGCGTGCCGGTGCGGCCACCTGCGCACCGATCACTTCGACGTGCTGGGCCTCGCCTACGGTCACGCCGCGTGCAGCGTGTCCGCGTGCCCCTGCGAGACGTTCACCTGGATCACCTTTGTCCTGATGGATGCCGAACCCGTCGCCCCCGCCGACCTCTTCGAGGTCGGCGGCGGGCTCACGACCACGCACGTCCGCGTGTGCAGTCACGGCCACGAGTACGAGGACACGCACGAGGGCCCATGCGTCATGAGTTGCGCCGACGAGGACGTGACGCCGTGCCCGCGCCACGAGTACGGCCAGACAACATGAGGACCCATCGCTTGACAGCGCAACCGCCCAAAGGCGATACTCGCCCAGGAGACCACACCATGAAGCCGACCAAGCTGGAGCAACTCGCCGCCAGAGACGCCGCGCACGACGCCGCACGCCACGCGGCGCGCCTCACGGTGGCTGCACCCCACATGCTCATCCTCCTCAACCGCATCCTCGTGGACCTGACCGACGACGACGGCGAGACGACCATTGAGGATCTGCGCCGTGACCACCTCGCGGCCCTCCGCGCCGTCATCCGCAAGGCGACGGGGCAGGAGCCCACGTCATGACCCGCGACGACCTCCTCGCCATGCTGCTGAAGACCACGCCCGCAATCTACGCGCGCGAGGACCATCTGATCGAGCACCAGCCGATGGCCTTTACCTGGAGCCCCGCCGAGGGGCTCCAGGTGATCGCCCTCGTGATGCACAAGGACAGCTTTCGCGAGGCCTTCGTCGGCATGGTGCGCGACGGCGCAACCGCCGTGGCCCACGTCAACGAGGCCTGGACCACGGCGCACCCTCTGAGCCTCGCAGAAGTGGACGCAGTCCGCCGCCGAGGCGGCGTCTCGACGCTGCCGCCCGACGACCGCAAGGAAGTCCTCGTCATCGCGACCGCCGACCGGGACGGCGTGACCGGCTGCAGCCTGACTCTCACGCGGACGCCCGGCTCCTCCGTGACGCTGGGGCCGCCCCGTCCGATCCTGGCTCCGTACGTCCGCGTCTTTACCGACCTCCCCTGGCCGGCGGCCCCCGAAGGGGGCCGCCCGTGAACACACGCACCCTGACTGACCGCGAGCTTCTCGCGGAGTTGAACCGGCACGGCTTCAAGCAGAGTCGCCATACGACGCACGGCATTCTGTGGACCTGTAAGGGCTACAGATTCATGACCCCGCTCATCCGGGGCGGGGCCAGCTTCAACGACCAGGGACGCCACAGTGAGGCCCGGACGCGCGAGTGGCTTCGCCTGACCGCCGAGATGTACCGCGCGCTGCCGGGCTGGCGCGAGCGCGTGGCGCGGAAGGAGGCGCGCGTGGACATTCACGCCGAGGTCGCCGCCATGCGTCCGCTGGACGAGGTCCAGCGGACGGCGCTAGCCGAGTCCGTCGCCCTGCATATGGGGCCGATGCCGGACATTGCCGCGCGGATCGAGGAGGCAGTGCGCCCCTCGATCTTGCCGCCGCCGGAGACGCCGCTAACCCCTAGCCCGGAGCCGCCGCCACTGGCGGCAGCTTCAGAGGAGGCACCGCCGATGTCGTCCCCCGTCGCCGTCGAGAAGCCGCCGCCGGCCCAGGCCGAGCGCCTCAAGATCCTGAAGGCCCTGGAGCAGGCGAACGGTAACCGCATCCTCGCCGCCGCCACGTTGGAGTGGTCCAAGACCTTCTTCTTCAAGAAGCTCAGCGAGCACGCAATCGAGTTCCCGCCGACCACCGGCTGGATCTGCCCCACGTGCAAGGGACAGTACAAGCAGCAAGGTCGGCACCGCGAAGCGTGCCCCGCGTCCGCGCCGCCCCTGCCTGCGCCGGCTCTCCTGCAGGGGAAGGTCCAGCCGCGCGTCCCTCCAGCGGCGGCGGCGATCCGGACACCCTGGGAGGTGACAGCGCGTCCGGCCCCGCGACTGCCCGGTGGCTACGGGCAGGGGCCCGGCCCGCTTGCGGTTGCCTTGCGCGGCACCTTCAAGAGCGGCAAGGCCCTCTGCTTCCAGCGCCTCTCCGCGAAGGAGATGAAGAGCTACCGAACGCGCGCCGCCTCCGTGGCCCGCCGTATGCGGTTCTCCTGCCGCACCCAGGACGACCGACGCGGCACTCTCTGGCTCTGGTTCGTCAAGCTCGTCCCCCGCCGCAAGCCCAGAGGGGGCCGGTCGTGACGGGCGCGCGGAACCTCCTACCTCGGCTCGCGGCCCTGGACAAGCTGATCGCCCAGCGGCGCAAGGACATCCGTGCCCTGGAGCAGCGCGTGACCACGTGGGAGGTCGCCATGCAGGCCGCCGCCGGCCATGCCGAGGCCCTGGCCATCGCCACGAGAGCCGCCGCGAAAGCGGCGGCGCGCGTGGCAGAGGCCCGGGCCGACCTCCACCTCCTCTTCCGGGCCCGCGCCACGGCCCGCCGGGCCAGCCCCACGGCTAGCCGCTACCTCCGCCTGCCGCCTGCCGCCGCAGGCGGCGCTTGACAGCGGTCAAGGGATCTGCGACGCTGGGGCCATGACGACGATGACGACCATCGAACAGATCCGGCAGCGAATGCTGCGCCTCATCACGGCAGCCGGGAGCCAGCGCGGGGCGGCGGCGGCCCTGGGGATCAGCCAGTCGCACCTCTGCGACATCCTGCGGGGTCACCGGAAGCCCGGCCCCAAGACCCTGGAAGCCCTGGGCCTGGAGGAGGTCACCAGCTACCGGCCCACCAGTCGCAGCGCATGACCCCCAACGAGCGCCTGACGCTGACCCTTGCGGTCGCCGCGCTCCGCGACGTGGGCGAGACGCTTGTGCGCCTGCACGAGGCCATGGGCCGCACCCTGGGCCTCGCCAACTCCGTGTTGGACCGGGCCGAGGGCCTGCTGGCCGAGGAGCGCACCCCTAACCGCTAGGGACACTGTCTAGCGCTAAGCACCCCTGAAAGGAGATCGCCGTGCCTATCGCCACCCTCACCGTGGCATTCTCCATGCGGAACCTCCGGACGGACCTTCGCGACCGGCTCCACGCCCTTGCCGCCCTGATCGAGACCCGCACCGGCCAGAAGACCACCATGGAACGAGTAGTCAACGAGGCTATCGACCGGGGCGTGCGGGACCTCGAAGCCGAGTGGTTCAGCCCCAAGACCGCCACCAAGATCGCCGCCCGCAATGGCACGGCCTAAGCCAGCAACGCCCGCGTTCCTGACCTACGGTGACCTCTATGACGGGGAGTGGGCCCTGGTGTGCCCCGCCTGTCGTTTCGGGTATGCCCACCTCCGTGAGGTCGGAGCGCTCCGAGGCTCGGACGAGTTCGAGGGGACGCCGCCGGACGGCGTCCGCGTGGTCGGGCGGGCAGTGGGCGAGCGGCGCGCCGCCGTCGAGTTGGTCTATGACGGCGAGTGCGGCCACGCCTGGGCCATCCGGTTTCAGCAACACAAGGGGATCGAGTTGGTACAGGTCCGGCTCGTGAGCCGGCTGGACGATGACGACGACGGAGTTTGACGGCCACGCGGACGGCGAGACGTACGAGCCCGAGCGGGACCGCGAGCGCCTCGCCCGCCAGCGCCGCCGCGTCTGGGACTACATGATCGCCGGTCGGTGGCGGTCTCTGGCCGCCATCTCGGAGGCCACGGGCTACCCGGAGGCCAGCGTGAGCGCCCGTCTGCGCGACTTCCGCAAGGCCCGGTTTGGCAGCCACACAGTGGATCGCCGCTACATCGGCATGGGGCTCTGGCAGTACCGCCTGCACGTGCGGGCCGGTGGCTCACACGAGGGCGGGCTCCTCGTTCCGCGCGGCATCCCCATGATCCGGCCCCGCAAGCAGCCCAAAGTCTAGGAGTAGGGACATCCCGGCCCAGGCTGCCGCTGCCGAGCGAAGGTTTCTCTTGACAGCGAGCCAACGATGCGCGACACTGAGCCAAGGAGGGCCAAAGCAAATGAAACCGCGACAGATGACGTGGGGCGAGTTCAAGCTGCGCGTTGAGGCGCTGGGGGTCAAGGACGATGATGCCATAGATTGGATCGACACGGGCGGGGGCTACGGCTTCCACCCCGACCACATCACCGCGCACGAAGACGCGGAGGGCTGGAGGATCGGCTCGTGACTGACCCCAAGAGCATCCTGTACATCGACAACTCGACCGCGAAGGCCGAGGCCCGGTGCAGCACCGAGGTCATGCTGCGCTACGCCTGGGGCTACGTCACGCCCGAGGATCGCGCGGCCCTGCGGGCCGGCACGGCCTACCACCAGATGGCCGAGGTCCACTTCAAGGGAGGCTCGTACGCCGAGAGTCTGGAGGCCTTCCAGAACTCGTACCGCACGTGGAGCTACGACAACGTCGCGGCCCACGACCGCCTCTCCTACGACAACCTCGTGCGCATCGTCAGCCGGTGGCTGGAGCAGAATCCGGTCGCCACCCGCCCCTACATCGTGACGCCCAGCCTGATCGAGGTGGGCTTCGCCTTCCCCCTGGTGGACGACGGCTCCATCATCTTCTGTGGGCGGCTCGACGGCGTGGTGGAGTACCAGGGGGCCCTCTGGGTCCTGGAGCACAAGACCACGGGCCAGATCAGCGCGCCCTGGCTCGACGCCTTCTCGCTGGACTCCCAACTGAGCGGCTACATCTGGGCCGCGCAGCAGCACGTGGGCAAGCCCGTGGCCGGCGCGTTCTTGAACGCGGTGGAGTTCTCCAAGCTGCCGGGCGGCATCACGCCGGGCGGTCAGGCCCCCAAGCGCTGCCCCACTCACAAGGTTCTCTACGATGAGTGCGGCGATCTGCACGCGACCTTCCAGACCGTCGTCGTGTCGCGGACGCCGGACCAACTGGAGGAGTGGCGCAAGTCCATGCTCCACCTCGCGCGGCGCTACGAGGCCAAGCGCGACCGCTTCCCCACCATCGAGAGCCTGCCGAACGTGCGGATGCAAGGCATGTTCAACGCGGGAACCGTGTGCCGCTGGTGTTCCTTCCGCGACTTCTGCAAACTGGGCCGGCCCATGTCCTACATCACGGACGGCAACCTCGTCCTCGATCCGTGGTCCCCTTACGACCACGCCACCGCTCTGGTCCAGGCCCAGCCGTGACGCCCGAGGACGAGTGCGCGTGGCTGCGCCGGCTTCTCGCGGAGCGCACGCGCGAGCGTGACCTCGCCCGCACCCACATCAACCATGGAGGAGGAGATGACATGGCCGTGACCGCTCTCGTGAGCACCGTGATGCCCGGCAACATCGAATTGACGGTGTCGAACGGAACCCGCAGCACGGACGACCGCAACAAGGGGCTGCGCCACGAGTACCTCTCCAAGGAGGAGGCCCTGGTCCTCGTCAAGGAGATCTTCGACGCCCTCTTGAAGCTAGCCGACCGGCGCGCGGCCTAACCCTTAGCCCCTCACCCTCACCGAGGAGGCCCTCATGCCTGATCGACCTGCGCTGCACGTGCTGGCGTACGGGGACAGCGGCGGCGGCAAGTCGTCGCTGGCCGACACGTTCCCCAATCCCAAGCTGGTCTGCTGCTTCGATGCCTACGGAAAGGACATGCCCTATCTCAAGGGCCGGCACCTCGTGATCGGGGACCTGAAGCTCGATGGCCACGGCACCCGCTATCGCGAGGTGTTCTCGCGCAAGGGCACCCTGCTGAAGCGGATCGAGTACTACCACGACACCGACTGGATCACCCCGGTGGAGCAGCACCTGAAGGCGGGGACCATCATCAAGGACATGATCCCCAACACCTACCCGCGATTCATGCAGAGGATGGCCGGCATCCAGGACGACCAGCCCGCGTGGCGCACCGTCGTCCTTGACTCCGTCACCTCCATGGAGATCGCCGCCCGCCGCTGGGACCAGTTCGTGGTCAACCCCAACGCCGAGGACGCGCGCCGCTGGTACTTCAACTCCAAGGATCTGCTGGAGCGGATGCTGCTGAATCGGTTCTCCGGGCTGCCGTGCAACGTGGTCGTGCTCGCGCACATCGATCCCGACCGCAGCGAGCACCAGGGCGTGCAGCGCCGGATGCCCATGGCCCCCGGCACCCTGCGGGCCAGCCTCCCGAGCCAGTACGGTGAGGTGTACCGCGTGTACGCGGACGCGACGGGCCACTGGCTCCAGACCCGGAGCGACAACACGTGGCTCGCGACGACGCAGATCGAGGCCCCGGCGCAGTGCGAGCCGCACTACCTCGCCCTCTGGGCCGGCTACGACGCGGCGGCGCAGGAGGCCGAGGCATGAGCCCCGGCGTGGAGATCGCCCTGATCATCGCCACCATCGTGTTCTACGGAGGTGGGCTCCTGCTGATGGGCGCGTTCGTCGTGGGCCTGTGCCTGCTGCCCTTCGCCATCATCGGCGCGCTGCTGGGACGCTGACGGCCCGCCGTGGAGACGACCTGGTGGCTGCTGATCGGGGCGGTCTTCTTCCTGTCGGTGGCCATCCTCCTGATCATCGGCGGGGGCCGGGAGTGATCCGCGTGACTGCGCCCCACTTCGTGGCCGCCGTCGAGATCGACGCGCGGGGCGTGGTCACCCGCGCCGCGCCCATCCTGGGCTACATGCTGGGGTGGACCCGCGAGGAAGCGCTGCGGTATGCCCGCCGCCGTGGGTGGCAGGCAGAATATTTCGCTTGACCGCTTGACAGCGGGCCAGCGACACGCTACGATCCCATCATGCACAGAGGAGGTGATGCCCGGATGCACAAAGCAACGGTCCTCTCCCACAATGACCTCGCCCGGCTCGCGAAGATTCGCGATAGCCTGGACGCCTTCGCGACGAAGCTCGGTCTGGCCCCCCGGGCCAAGGCTGCGCCCGTCGTGCGACGGCGACGCCGCATCGCGAAGCTGGCCGAGGCCACCGATCCCGCCGCCCCTGCGGCCTAACCCTCACTAGGACAGAAGGAGCGCGCTGTGAGCGACATGATTTACGATCCCAACGTCATCCCCGACTGGACGGGCGGACAGTTCCCGCCGGGCCGGGCGCACGTCCGCATCGAGGCGCTGGAAGACCACGAGCCCACGAAGACGGGCAAGTACCAGATCCGCGTGACGCTGCGCGGCCTGGAGCCCGACGACGTGAAGGACCAGCCCCACTTCGAGCGCTTCGTGATCGGCACCGACGCCGATCCCGAGGGCAAGGACCCCAACTCGTGGGCCGGCTTCGCGGGCCGCCGCTACAAGGACATGCTCAAGAAGGCGGGCATGGACGCGACGGGCTCCATCGCCAAGGACATCGAGGGCGCGGTGGGCCGCACGCTGGGCGTCCTCGTGGCCAACGAGGTCCAGAAGGAGACGAACCGCGACGGCACGCCCAACGCCTACGCCGGTCGCGTCCAGGCCAACATCCGCTCCTTCTTCATCTATGGGGAGCACCCGCTGCCCGCGCCCGGCGGCGGGATGCCCGCCCCCGTGGCGACGGCCCGCGTGGCCACGAAGCCGGCGGCGACCGGCCCCAAGCCGGTGACCCCCGTGACCCAGCCGGCCACCGTCAACTGCAGCATCTGCAACCAGTCCGTCCTGAAGGCGCGGTTCGCCGCGCACGTCGCCGCTCACGAAGCCAACGACGAGTAAGCGCTGAAGACGGGGCCCCCGCACGCTGGGGGCCCTGTCATCTGTGCTAACCGCTAAGCGAGGCACCCATGCCGATCCGCGTGCCGGACGAGGGGACAGGCCGCGAGCCCCTCTGCATTATCGGGGAGGCCCCGGCGACCCAGGAGGTGGCGCAGGGCCGCCCGTTCGTGGGGCCTAGCGGCTACAAGCTCAAGGGCTGGATGACCGAGGTGGGCCTGGACCGGGCCGACGCCTACTGGACTAACGTGTTTCCGTACCAAGCGCCGGGCAACAAGATCGCCAAGGTCCCGGCCGCCGACCTCGCCCCCTGGCTGGAGGATCTCCATGTGCGACTGGCTCGCCTGGACGGCCCTGTCGTCATCGTACCTACTGGGGACGTGGCTCTTCGTGCGCTCCTGGCTCGACGCCGCCTCACCATCACCAAGGCCCGAGGCTCCATCCTCTCGTACACCGACGAGCGCGGCCGCGCTCACAAGGTCATTCCCACCATCCACCCCGCCGCCACGTTCCACACGCCCTCCTGGGAGCGACGGTGCCGGCTGGACTGGCGGCGGATCGCCAGTGACCTGCTGTTCCCCTGCGATCTGCGGCTGCCACGGCGTGAGCACGTCATCCGACCGACCCTTCCCGACCTCTACGACTTCCTTGATCAGGCGTCGCGAAGCGACGCCCTCGCCATCGACATCGAGACCCCCCGTCAGCGCATGAGCGAGACGGTGCCCGGTCGCCCCCTCAAGCGGGGCGGCCTGGGCAAGCCCCGCCTCCGCAAGTGGCTCGGTGATCCGCGCATCACCTGTATCGGCTACGCCATCGATCCCGCGCTGAGCCTGACCATCCCCACGACCACGAGTTACTGGGGCGAGGACTTGCCCCAGGTGTGGAAGGTCATCGAGGCGCTGCACGCTCTGCCCCAGGCCAAGGTCCTGCAGAACGGCCTGTTCGACACGTTCTGGCTGGCCCAGGTCGGCGTGCCCGTCCGCCAGTATCGGTGGGACACGCGGTGGCTGCACCATGCCCTCGATCCCCTCGACACGCACTCGCTGGCCTACATGGCCAGCGTGGACACGCGCGAGCCCTACTGGAAGGACGACGCCAAGGAGGGCGACGGCGAGGGCGAGTGGTCGGACCTGGAGACGTTCTGGCGCTACTGCGGCAAGGACGCCAGCGTCACCCTGGAGTTGGCGAACCTGTACCGGGCCCGGCTCGCGGAGCGCGAGGCCCTGCCCTTCTATCTGCGGATGTATCAGGCGCTGTTCGCCCCGCTCCTGCGCATGATGCTGCGGGGCCTGCCCCGCGACGCCATGGCCGCCCGGAGCGTGGCGGCCCGCCTCATCACCGAGCGCGCTGCCCTGGGCGCGCGGCTGCAGGAGGTGACGGGCCACGCCCTCCAGGGCAAGACCGACCTCTCCACCAAGAAGCTGGCCACCTACCTCTACGGACCCAAGCCCGACGGGCTGGGCCTGCCGGTCCAGCGGGACCGGGCCTCGAAGGCCACGACCACCAAGGAAGTGGTCGTGCGCAAGCTGATGATCCAGAAGCCCAACGTGCTGGGCTCGATCTACGACGACGTGAGCACGCCCGATGCCGTCGCCACGTGCGCGTACGCCGGCCCGCTGATCCTGGCGCACCGCCGCGTCAGCAAGCTCACGACCTTCTTGAAGGAGGGGATGGCCGATGACGACGGACGCGTGCGGACTCAGTACGGATTTACAGAAACACTTCGCCTCACATCTGGGAAGAACCCCCGCCGCACAGGTGCGAACCTTCAGAACGTTGATCGAGCGTTGCGGCGTGTGTATGTGGCAGAGCCAGGGATGTTCTTTCTTGAAGTCGATGCTTCGCAAGGTGAGGACCGAATCGTCAAGTGCCTCACGCGCTCGGAGCGCCTCATTGCGCGGGCGCTCGCCCCGCCGTGGGAGAACGACGAGCACACCCGCGCCGCCCGCGTGATCTGGCCCGACCTCCCCATCACGCCGGAGCGCCGCTACCTGGGCAAGCGCAGCCGGCACGCCGGCAACTACGACCTCCACGGTCTCCGCTTCTCCGAGGAGTTGCTGAAGGACGGCGTCATCGTCACGCCCGAGGAAGCGCAGGGCTACATCGAGGCCGTGATCGACCGGGACACGCCCGAGGTCCGCGTGTGGCAGCGCGACACCCGCGCCGAGGTGATGCGCCATCGCTGCCTCGCCAACTCGTGGGGCATGGTCTGGGACTTCACCTGGGACAGGTTGGATGATGACCTTTATCGCTTCGCCTACGCCGCCCGTCCGCAGTCAGAACTCGTCCTCCTCGTCAACCAGTACGGGCTCGTCCCCCTGGACAAGTGGCTGCGGCGCGAGCGCATGACCACCGTCCTCCACCACCAGAACCACGATTCGCTGCTCTGCTCCACCACCCTGGACGAGGCCTATGACGTGGCTGTCTTCCTCGCGGAGGGCATCGGGAAGCCACGGACCTACGCGGGGACGCGGCTGTCCATGCCCGTCGAAGTGAAGGTGGGGCTGTCGTGGGCCTTGCCCCTAGAGTTCAAGCGGCTGCCGCCGCGCGAGGAGTTCACCGAGCGCGTGCGCCTCATGCTGAAGGAGTCCGAGCCATGAGCCTGCTGTTCTGCGGACGCTGTCATCACGCCGAGGACGTGCATCCCGGCCACGGCCCGTGCCGCTTCCACCTGTGCGAGTGCCCCCGCTTCGACGGGAGCCGGCACGTCCCTGTGCCACCGCATCCCGAGCCACGCCATGGACGATGAGAACCTGCTGGAACTCTATCTGCGGTACGCGGGCACGTCCGAGGTGCCCCGCCAGTACCATCACTGGTGCGCCCTCATGGCCATCGCGGCCGCCGTCAGTAACCGCGTCTGGCTCCAGAAGGGCGCGAAGCGGCTCGCTCCTAACCTCTACGTCGCGCTCATCGGGCCGTCGGGGATCGGCAAGAACGAAGCTATCGACGCGATGCTGGACGTGCTCGCTCCCTGCCCGCGCGTGAACATCTTCAAGGGCAAGATCACCGCGCCCTCGATGCTGGACTTGCTGGCCACGCCGGCCCGAGGCCCGGTCCTCAACTCGCACCACACCTTCGTCACGCCCGAGTTGTCGTGGTCCATGGGCAAGGGGGAGTGGGCCGACGCCCTGGTCAAGCAGTTCACCGAACTCTACACGGGCTCGACGCTCGGGATTCGCGAGTCCACGCGGACGAGCGGGACGCGCCGGCTCCAGCCCGGCGAGGTCTGCATCAACTGGATCAGCGGGAGCACGCAGGCGTGGCTCGTCCAGGCCATCCCGCCGGACGCGATCAGCGGCGGCTTCTTTGGGCGGATGGTCGTGGTGCCGGCCGAGTACAACTTCGACGTGCGCTACCCCCGCCCCATCCTGCCGCCCGACTGGGAGGCGCTGCGCACCGCGCTCCGCACCCGGCTGCACGTGCTGTCGTGCCTGGGCGGCCCCTTCGAGATGACGCCCGAGGCCGCCGAGTCCGAGGTCGCGTGGTATCTGGGGCGGCCCGAGCCCAGCGACCCGGACCTCGCGGCCGCGTGGAAGCGCCAGCACGACTTCATGCTCAAGCTCGCCATGCTCTTGACCCTAGCCGACGGCCCGGACCTGACGATTACCGCGCCCACGCTGGCCCAGGCTCAGCGGCTGAGCGACCACGCCGTCTCCAAGATGCCCCAGGTGCTGTCGGTGTCGCAGATGACCGAGGCGACACGGGGCCTGCCCCTGGCCCGCGCGTTCCTGGCTCGGTACGCCGGAGGCACGGTGCCCCACCGCGTCCTGCTCAAGCACCTCACCAACAAGGGGCTCGACGCCCGCGCCATCCAGATGGCCATGCAGACGCTGGTGGAGATGGGTGAGGTCCAGTCCGCGTCCATCGGACGCGGCCGAGGCTGGCAGTACCTGGGCGGGGGCGTGCGCTACCCGCAGACGCAGCCCCCACATGACAACGGTCATCACGCCGACGAGGAGGAGGAGGACGAATGAGCCGCGACTGCACCTGTCCCGAGACGTACTACACGACGCTGGAGGGCCTCCCGGCCCGCCTGATCCACCGCTGGCATTCGTGCGCCTACGTCAAGGCGCGCAACACGCTGATCGCGGGGGCGACGCTGGCCGCGCTGGTGCGCGAGGGGCACGGCATCCCCCGGCTCGACGCCAAGCGGTTCGTGGAGGAGATGGATCGGCGGTGGCACGCGATGCGCGACACGGTGCCCCGGTGACGGACCTCACCGACATCCGCGCGCGCCACGCCGCCGCATCATCGGGTCGCATCCCACTCAAGGACCTCATCCAGGCCCACGCCGACCGCGCCGCGCTCCTGGCCGAAGTGGACGCGCTCACGCGGGAGCGGGACGCCCTGAATGCCGTCGCTCGTCGTCATCTGGATGCTGAGGCCGCCCTCGACCGCCTCGCCGCCGCGATGGACGCGCACTGCACGGGCTCCCACGCCCTGGAGCACTGCTGCGTTGCTCTCCTACGGGAGCGCCTCGGTGGCTGAACGCATCCTCCTGACGTTCACGCGCCCCAAGTCCGCGCTCGCGCTGCTGGACGAGATCGCGGCCCTCCGGGCCGCGCGGGACGACGCGAGGCAGCGGGCCGCGTGGTATCTGGAGATTCTCTACCGGTGTGGGATGACGCCGGGAACGCTGCCCCGGCTCCCGGCCGCCCGCTTCGCGGGCGGCCGGCCGGAACTAGTTGATGGTGAAGCGCTTCGTGAGGACGCTGGAACCCCCGAGCACCATCACGATGATGGCGATGGCCACGAACACCAGGAGCGCGTAGAGCGCCCATGACTTGTAGGGCTCATCGATGAAGGGGGCCCGCTGGATCAGGAACGCGATGATCCCCACCACGACCAGCAGGATGACGATGTCCAGAATGCTCACGGCGTCACCTCCTAGCGGTTAGCGTTCTCACGGGCGCGGCGGAACGCTGCCGTCTTCTCCTTGGCGTTCGCTTCTGCCGCGTCCGCGTTGGCGCGGATCACCGCCTCACCGCTGGGTGTGGGCACTCCGGCCGGCGTAACCCCAGCGCCGGTCGGGACGAGCGACGGGCGTGGCGCAGCCAGGGAGCGCTGGGGCAGCGTCGCGGCCTCTGTGGCGGGCGTGGGCGCTGGCGTGCTGCTGACGAGGCCCGCGCCGTACGAGCCCGCGCCCCGCGCGACGGTGCCCAGCCCCGTCTGGTCCAGGGCCGCGCTGACAATCGTGTTCACCAGGATCTGGCCCCACTCACCGGGTGAGAAGGGCTCCGTCCCGGTGTAGCTCATGGGGTTGAACACGCGGCCGGTCGCGCCCCGGTGCGCCACGTCCCCCGTCATGGGGTCCGCGTTGCGGAACACCACGGCCTTGAGCCGCTTGAAGTCGTCCGGCGGCAAGCGGTGCTCCAGGTTATCGAGGTTCTCGCGCACGGCCTTCTGGAACGCGGCCGTGTTGAGGCGCGTCGTGTTGCGGCCGGGCTCCAGCCAGCCGCCGCGCTGGATCACCTCCAGCAAGGCGAGCCCCCCGTTGCGGACCTGACGACCGCCGTCCCACGTGTTGAACGCTTCTACGCCGGCCGCGCCATGCGACTCCATCTCGCGCTTGAGGTGATTGCGGAGGATGGCGAACTCCTTGCGGGCTGCCGCTGCCGCGCCACTGTCCCCACTGGCCAACGTCGGCGACACCTCGAAGCGGCTGGGCCAGCCACGCTCGCCGAGTTCCTGGAGACGGCTGTTCATCTCTTCGAGCGTGTAGCGCTTAGGCACGGGGGGCCCCGTTGCGCCGACAAGCTGCTGGACCCAGGGCTGACTGAGGGCCCGCTGCACGTCAGCGGGCTTCGTGGGGTCGAGCCCCAGGGCGGGGCTCCGCATGAGGGACGCCAGCTTCTGCGCATCGTATGTGGGGAGCGCCAGCGCGGGCCGCGTGGGATCGAGGAACGTCGTGCCACCCGGCAAGAGCCCCTGTGCCTTGACTGTGGTCTGCTCCTGGATGCGGCTCATCGTCTGGCGGATCGTGGTCTCGCGCGCCGCGAGACCGCCCAACCCGGCCGGCGTCCGCGCGCCGGCCATGGACTCGCCACCGACGTTCTCTGCCACCCTGCCCACCTGACGAGCCATCTTGTTGCCGGGGTAGTTGCGGAGCACCGCTTGCCCCGTCTTGACGACGCCCTTCATGCCCAACTCGCTGGCGATCTGGCTCCCGCCTTCCTTCACCGCGCCCGCCGTGAAGTCGCCGCCCGCCAGCTTCTCCCCTGTCCCGCCACCGATGGCGGTGAGGATGAAGCGCTTCACCGGGGCCGGCAAGTGACTGATGGCCGACGCCGTCTTGAGGGCGGTGCGGCTCACGAGACCGACGCCCTTGAAGGCCGGGTGCGGGATCATGCCGACGGCCTCGGCCGCCGTTGCCCCTAGCGTCGAGGGCTCCACGTAGTCCAAGGGGTTGAGCGACAGGGCCTGGGGGTTCGTGGGCGCGGGCGTCGGCCCTGCGCCAGGCGCAGGCGTCGCGCCGGGCTTGAACGGAGCAATGCGCGTGGGCTGTCCCGGCGGGGTCAGGCCCAGGCCCGGCGGCGGCGGGGTGACGCCGGTCTGCCCCTGCTGCACCTGACGGCGCTTGTCCTGCAACTCCTGGAACGCCTTGCCGTACGTGTCACCGTTTGCCATGGGCCCTCGTGATCGCGTTCGCGTAGGCGCGCGCCTGGACCGAGTTCTGCGTGGCCTTGTGGCCCGTCTCATACAACTTGAGGATGGTGTCGGCTGACTGCTTCGTGGACTTGGCGAACTGCTCCACGCCGGCCATGAGGTCGTCGCTCGTGACCGTCGGTCCCAGCGGCGCGCCGCCGGCCGCCTGTCGCCGCGCCTCGGTGAGCCGCCAGAACGCGATGGTGCGCGCCTCCTGGGCCTCGCGGCTCCCCTCCATCGCGGGGAACGACTTGATCTCGGACTTCGCAAGCTCGGCGGCCATGCGCTGCCCGGTGATCTGGTAGGCGATGACCGGGGCCTCGTTCTTGAGGAAGGTCAACTCGGCCACGGCCTGGAGCACGTTGATGGCTTCGCTCTCCGGAACACCCAGGCCCTTCATCACGGAGGTGATGAGGGGCTGGCCGAACGCGCCCGCCGGGATCTCGAAGCCGAAGCGTGGCAACGGGTGCGGCAACTTGATCTCGATGCCCTCGGTGAGCCAGCGGAGCGCGGCCGTCCGCCCACCGCTGGTCATGTAGGGCATGAGCACCTCCAGCGCCGGGAAGTACCGCTGGAAGTAGCGCTCTAGCTGCAAGAGGCCCGCCGCCTTCTCGGGGTCCACCTGGATGTACTTGCGCGTCTGCAGCCCCGCGTCCATGTCGCCCTTGTTCGCAGGCTGCACGTTCTGGAACGAGTAGGGGTCGTGGATGCGCGCCGCGTCTGTGCGCGGCACCGGCTCGGCCGCCACCTTCTCGCGGGCCTCGCGGTTGATCTGCTCCGTCCCGCGTCGATGCGCCTCGGCCGGCGGTAGGGGGGCCGGCGGCATCGGAGCCGGCGCAGCGGCACCGGGCCCCGGCACCGGGCGGGGCGCGACGCCTGGCCCAGCAGGAGCCGGCAACGTCGGTGCAGGAGCCGTAGGGGCTACGCCCGGCGCGCCCGGCACACCAGGGGCGTTGCGTTCGAGCGGCGCAGGCGTCTGCGTCACTGAGCTTTGGAACGTCTGGGCCGGCGTATG